CGCTCTCCAACCCGGTCAGCCGGGCTACACCCAGGAGCTGGACGCGCGGCTCACCACCCGTGACCAGCGGGCGCAGTGGTTCCACAAGCAGTTCATCTTCGTCGTCGCCCCGAACTCGCTCCTCGCCATGGACGCCACCGAGCGGAAGATGATGCGGGTGCAACTCTCGCGCATGGGCTACTACGACTTCTGGTCGCTGCACGAGACGCTCGAAACCCCGAACGTCGGCGCGCCGCCGGCCATCCCGCTCCCGCCGTTGACGCCGCCGCCACCCGACGTGCTCCCGAACATGCTGCAGCAGATCCAGAACACCCCCGGCGCCATCCAGGCGATGGCGGCCGGCGCGATGCCGGTGCCGCAGTTCACCGACCCGAACACCCAGCGGACCTTCACCATGGATCAGGCCTCGGGTCAGATCATGGAGGTGCGCGTCCCGGTGACCGTCACCGAGCGCCTCCAGGCGCAGTCGATGCTCGGCATCGGCCAGACCGTCTCCCCGGTCGGTCGCAAAGCCACCGGCCAGCAGCCGCCGCAAGCTGAGCAGAAGAGCGACGGCCGTACCACCATGACCGAAAGCCAGAAGTGAGGAGGGGGATCTTGACTCCTAGGGCATCCACCCCCGACGCTACCGTGCCATGACTACTGAACCGAAAGCGCAGCACGCCAAGGAGCCCGAACCCAAGGCGCCCGAGCACAAGGAGCCTGAGCGGGCGCTGCTGGGCGGTACGCCCATCTGTCCGAAGTGCGGCGAGATCCTGGCGCTCCCGAGCCCGGCGCCGCCCTCCCAGGCTGGGCAGTTCACCGCCGTGCGCTGCCAGAACTGCCTCTGGGTCGGCGTCGCACGACGCGCCCGCGAGGACAAGGAGTAGCCAGGGTGCCCTCGACCTCGAAGAGCCAGCAGCGCCTCTTCGGCGCGGCCGAGCACGGGGCCGACTTCCCCGCAGCTCGGAAGCTGCGCTCGACGATGAGCCACCAGCAGCTTCACGACTTCGCCAGCGGATCGATGAAAGGCAAACCAGAGCGCGCCGCGAGCAAACCCGGCCGCTCGCTCTCCAGGGGACGCCGCTGATGGCCTCTCACTCCGGCGAGAGTTTCGACGACATGCACAAGCGGGTGACGGCCAAGCGCAACGGGCCGCCCCGTCCACCAGGAGGAGGTTCCATGTTTCCCCCGAAGAAAGGCCCAGCTGTCCCGGCGGGCGCGCTCAGCGCTGGCCCTCCCGGTCTCTCGGCGCCTCCAGGCGCGTCGCTCTCCGGCGCGGGTGGTGGGCTCTCGCCGGGGGGCGACGCGCCGTCCTCGCCACCGCCCTTCTCGAAGAAGGGCCCGAGCAAGCCACACTCGATGCGCGGCGGGCGCTCGATGAGTGGGGGAGGGCGATAGGTGGCTTATCCCCCCGCTGGGGGCGGCTACCCAGGCGGCTTCCCCGGTATGGGGCCTACGCCTGGCAGCACTGCCCTCGACATGCCGCCGCCCTCGCCGACCCCCATGGGCGGCGTGGACCCCAACGCGCCGTTCTCGATGCAGGGTCTCGCCGGCCAGATCCCCTCGTCCGGAATGCCACCGGAAGTGCTCACCGGCGTGACCCAGTCCGCGCAGACTGTCTCTGACATGTACGACAGCTGGGCCCAGGTCGCGCCCGACCAACAGCCCTTGTTGAACATGATGAAGGACTTACTCCAGACCTTCCTCGCGAACCTGATGCAGTCCGGTTCGCAGCCGACCTCGCCGACCGCCGCCGGCCCTGGGTTCCCAGGAGGCGGCATCGATCGCGGCCTGGCCGGCGCCGGCACCATCTAGTTAGCCAGTCTAGTTAGCCGCTCGACGACGACGACGACGACCCCTCCGACGACGACGACCACCCCGTTCACAATCTAGCCGCAGCAGCCAAGAGGAGCCCCGCTCGCTCTCGCCCTGCATCCGCAGGAGGAGCCCAGCGCGCTCTCGCCTTATCTGCCGCACTGGAGTTTCACGATGGGTGCATTCGAGTCGGGACAGTCGCTGATGGCTGGCGTGCTCGCCAAACTCCCAGAGGAGAAGCGCGCACAGGCCGAGGCGATCTTCAATGACGCCGGAGCGAAGGACGCCGTCACCCTCCTGGGCGACGCTGGTCTGGCTCGCGCCGACTACAGCCGCTCGATGGACGGACTGCGTGAGAAGGAACAGGCGCTCGTCCAGTACTACGAACAGCTCAACACCTGGTATGGCGACAACCGGTCGGTGATCGACGCGGCTCGCGCGGCGCAGCAACAGCGTCCGGTGCAGACCACCGGGCAGCTGCAGCAGGTGCAGCCGCAGCAGGCGCTCCAGTCACCGGCTGCCGCCACGCTCACCGCCGACGACGTACGGCGGATCGCCGAGGAGGGCATCAACGCGGCCGGCAAGGACTACATCGCCGTGTCAGCGTTCATCGCCTCCCAGTCGGCGCAGCACCAGGCGCTGTTCCACGAGCCGCTCGACGCGCTCGAACTCGTGAACAACCCGAAGCTCGGGAAGCCGATCGTCGGCCAGCCCGGTCGGGTCTTCTCGCTCCAGGACGCCTACATGGAGAAGTACGGCCAGCGGGTCCAGGACGCGCAGAAGCAAGCCTACGAGAAGGCGTTCAACGACGAAGTCGAGAAGCGCATCGCCGAGCGTCGCAAGAACGAGGCGACGCACCCGTTCCCACTCCGCAGCGAGTCTTCTGTCCTCGATGTTTTGAATACCAAAGAAGGCCCCGCTGTCCACACGCTCGACACGGCTGTCGCCGAGTACGAGCGTCTCCAGGCCGCACGCGGGGCGTAACTCACGCCCACCGTAGGAGGCTGCTGTGGCAATTCAGCTCGACGACGTCAACACCGTCGTCACCAAAGAGATAGAACCAGGAGTAGTCGACGGCTACTTCAAGGCCGGTCCCTTCATCGCGATGGCGAAGTCGCGCTTCAACCGGAAGTGGATTGGTCCGCAGATACAAGAGAACTTCATGTACAAGCCGATGCGAGGCGGCGCGTACAAGAAGGGCACCACCTTCGACATCATCAAGTATCAGACCCGCACCGGTCTGCTCTTCGGGCCGCGCTACTACCAGGTCGGCGTCACCGAGTTCCTCGAAGACCTCGAAGTCGAACTCGCCGGCCCGCGCGCGGCGTTCTCCATCCTGCGCACCGACATGGCGCAGGCGTCGCTCACGATGTCGGCGATCCTCGAAATTGCGGCCTTCCACCACGGGCAGGCGCTCAGTGGTGATGATCGCACCGCGGAGATCAACGGGCTCGAAGAAGCGCTCAACGACGGCGCGGCGAACTCCTGGGCCGGGAACGTCTTCCCCTCCTACGGCGGCCAGACGCGCGTCGACGTCGCCCCAGCGCTCACCCCACCCACGGGGTTAGTCGCGGGTAACTTGGCCGGCGCACCTATCTCCTACCGCGTCCTGCGCCACAGCTACTTCTCCTGCATCATCGGCAACGAAGCCCCGACCATCGGCATCACGACCAACCGGTGCATGGGCTTCATCGCCGAGAACTTCCTCCCGCACCAGATCGTCGACACCACCCAGCCGGAGATCAACTGGCCCGGGATGAAATTCGACAAAGCGACGATCACGATGTCGCAGTACTGCCCCGGAGCCGACGGCGTCAACGACGCCTTCCTGGGGAACTACTACGCGCCGCAGGAAACCTTCTGGTGGCTGAACTTCGGGCCCCAGGGCGACGACGCCTACATCCGCCTCTACATCGCGCAGTCGCGGAAGTTCGCCTTCGGGTTCACCGGGTTCAAGGGCGCGCGGCAGGACAACCAGGTCGCCGGGCAGATCCTCTTCGCCGGGAACCTGACCGTGAAAGCGCTGCGTCTCTCCCGCGTGCTCTCGGGCATCGGCGGCTAGTCGCTGAGCAGAAGCATAGGCATCTAGGAACAAGGAGAACTCTCAATGCCCAGCGTCTTTGAAACCAACGCCGTCTACCTCCAGAGCGGCGACCCGACGACCGAAAACAACACCAAGCTGATGGAGCCGGGGCAGCTCGGCGTCCGCTTCAGTATGCAGTACCCGACCGGTCGCGGCGCGCCGCCGCTCGGGACGCCGCGCACGCTGCGCCTGCAGGTCGTGCAGGTCGACCCCGCCGCACCCGCGGCGACCAAAGCCGGCCAGCCGGTCTACTGGACCGACAAGAGCACCTACAAGGTCACCACGGCGGGCGGCACCAACCTCAACGCGCTCGCGGGTGTCTGCTTGGCCGTCGGTGTCCTCGCCGGCAACTACACCGTGATCGTGATCGGTGGCCCGGCGTCTGTCCGCGCCTCCGACGCGAACGTCACCGCCGCGGTTGCGGGCGACATGCTCGTCGGCGGCGCGACCGACCTCGCGGTCCTCGTGGCGCAGGGCACCGCACCCAGCACGGTTGCCCTGGGCGTCATCTCGACGCCGAAGACGACCGACACCAGCGGCGGCACGGGCAACCAGCGCATCCTGTGCGACGTCAACGTCGTCACGTCGAACGCGTGAAGGAGCGCCCATGCCCATTGACCGCTCTGTCGGCAACTACTTCGACCACTCGGGGAGCTTCATCCGCCGCGTCGCGCGGTGGACGGGGCCCAACCCCTACGCCACGGGCGGGGAGGTCGCCACACCGGCAACCTTCGGCCTGGGCATCATCGTCGCGTTCCTCCTCTCCGAGGGGACCAACGCGGCGGGCAGCGGCACGATGACCCCGGTCTGGAACGCCACGACCCAGAAGCTGCAGTGGTTCACCGCGGCCGGCGCCGAGGTGACGGGCGGCACCGACCTCTCGGGCTACAGCGCCGGGTTCGAGGTGATCGGGCAATAGTCCATGGCCCAGGACTTCGGCTACGTCTGGAGGACGGTGCGGCTGTATTGCCCGGCCGCACCCACCTTCCTGGCCCGCGAGTGGGTCAACGCCGCCTGGAAGCAGCTCCTGGCGGCGCGGCGCTGGGGGTTTCTCCGCAAACCAATCAGCTTCACCTGCGACGGCGTCAACCCCTACGTCGTCATGCCGCCCGACTTCGCGATGTTCGAGTATGTCGTCAACCCGACGCTGCGCCGGAAGATCTCCTTCACGCACTCGCTCGACGAGCTGACCAAGGTCGATCCCGGCTTCATCGCCATGGGGCCGCCTGGCGCCCTCATCGCCGTCTCGCCCTCGACCGACCCAGCGACCCTCGGCCAGGCCCAGTATCAGTACTACCCGATGGGCTACGCGCAGCTGCAGGGGATGTATTACTCCAACCCTGGCCGGCTGACCGATACCTTCACCCTCCCGCTGCAGATGGCTGACGGCGCCGAGGTCTTAGTCGCCGGGGCTCTGGCGCACGCCGCGCTCTGGCCTGGCACCGGGGAGAAACCCAACCCCTACTTCAACGCCGGCCTGGCGCAGACCAAGACCGAAGAGTTCAAGCTCGGGGTGCAGATGCTGTCGCTCCGCGACGACGAGATCTATCCCGACGACCTGTGGGACAACCACTGGCCCTACGCCGACTGCGGGCTGCTTGGGCTCAACCCCGACATCCGTGCGACCGACTTCCCCTATGACGGCAGCTACGGCTACGGCTGGTGAGGAGATGCATATACATCATGGCTGAAGAGAACGCGTTCAAGCCGATCTGGAAGGACGCCCCGGTGCCCGACGTGGGCTTGGAGGGCGACACCATCACCAGTCGCGGGACCGACCCGCTCCTCGACACGGGCGGCAGCTCCGCGCTGAAGTACATCTGGGATGACCCAGTGCCGGCGATGCAGGCTGAAGAGACCGCGAACTCGGTCTCGGGCCTCCCGCTCAACCCGAACCGCTTCGAGCCGAGCGAGCAGCCACCGCCCATTCCGCCGCTCGACCGGCCGACACCCGGCACGATCGACAAGAAGTAGGAGGCCTCGCCAGTGGCCGACAGCAAGATCTCGCAACTGCCGGCGATCGCCGCCAGCCAGCCGACCGACGAGATCCCGGTCAACCAGGGCGGGGTGACCATGAAGATGACGGCGAGCCAACTCGCCGTCCTCGGTCCGACCGGCGCCCAAGGCCCGACTGGGCTGACCGGGGCCACCGGTCCCCAAGGCAATACCGGTGCGACGGGGGCGACCGGCCCCGCTGGTGCGGACGGCGCGATGGGTCCCGCCGGCCCGCAGGGGCCCTCCGGTCCTCAGGGCCCGACCGGTCCTGCGGGTCCGACCGGTCCTCAGGGTCCTCCCGGCTCTGCTGGCACCTACCCGCCGATCATCGTCGTGGGCTGGAATGTCCTGAACGGCCAGTCAGCCAACCCCGCCGGGCCGTACCAAATCGCGCCCCGCGGCGCGACGCTCTCGCTTTGCAAGCTCATCCCGCTCACCCTCGGGCCGACGACCTTGACCTTCAACATCCTCAAGAACGGCACCTCGGTCCTGGGCGGCGTCCAAACCCTGCCGCCCTCGGCCACCGTCGGCGCGGTGCGCACCTACACCGCCTCGGGCACGGTCGCCCAGGACGACCTCTTCTCGCTGCAGATCGTCGCGGGCGACCCCTCCTGGCAGTTCACGGTGCAGGTGGAGACCTAGATGGCGATCCAATACGTCGACGCCAACTGCGACGCGGTCGGCTCGCTCGCCGGCCCCTTCACCATCAGCAGCACCAACAACACCCTGGCGATCACCATCGATGGCGGTTCGGCCCAGACCATCACCCTCACCACCGGCTCCCGCACCGCCGCCCAGGTCGCCACCGACATCAACGCGGTCATCCTCGGCGCGACCGCCTCGGGGGTCGTCGCGGGCGGCTACGGCGGCCGCGTGCGCCTCCGCACGGCCTCGGCCAATGGCGCCTCCTCCACCGTCACCTTCGGCGCCCCCTCGAACAATGCCGCCGCCACCCTCGGCTTCGGCACCAGCTACAGCGGCGCCTCCCGCGCGCACACCAGCTGGACCCAGTCCACCGGGACCAAGCAGGAACTCATCAACCAGATCGAGACCCAGCTCGACGCCGTCGGCTGGCGCACCGTCTCCGGCTCAGGCACGACCAACCTCCTGCTTGAATCCGCGCTCACCCCGCCAGGCCAGGAGCTGGTCTACCGCCTGCGCGTGCGGGATAACGCCGGCAACGGCATCCAGCTCTCCATCGAGAACGTCGCCGGCACGGTCGCCGCCGCGAACAGTACCACCCATGGGGTCTCGCTCAACCCCGCCGCCGGGCGCACCTGGGTCTTCACTTGCCACAAGTACGGCGCCGCCATCCGGACCTCGACCGGCAACTACGGCCTCAAGCAGTACGCCCTCTTCGGCAGCGTCGCCCTCCCGGCCTTCCTCCAAGGGACCATCACCGACGGCGCCTACATCCAGAGCGCCTCGGCGGGGGACACCGACCAGAGTTCAGTCGGCTTCGCCTTCAACAATGCGGCGAGCGCCCTCGCGAACTCGGCCAACCAGCAGATGCTCCTCAACAACGCGGTCCTGAGCATCACGGGCTACGGCAACAACTTCCCGGCTTGCCAGGTCTTCATGGCCCCGACCCAGCTGGCGAACGGCGTCTCCAGCGGCGTCCAGTGGCACGACGGCTCGGTCCACCTCGTGGACGCCCTCATCGCCTACGGCATCACCGCGACCAGCGACACGGGACGTTACCGGGGCTACATCTGGGACGCGGTCGTCGTGGGAGGCGGCCAGTTCGGCTTCGGCGCCACCACCACCTTCGACACGCACAACTGGATCGTCCTGACCGACATGACGAGCTGGAACAACCAGAGCGGCCCGCGCGCCCAGCTCCTCCTGGTCACGCCCTGATGCCGACCCTCCCGAACTTCTCGGCGCTCGTCTTCCTGCGGCCCTTCGTGCTGAACTGGCCGCCGATCCCCACCTCGGCGACCTTCACCCTGTCGACGACGACGGCCCGAGGCGGCATCGCCACCCTCCTCTCCGTCGGCTTCCAGCAGAATGCGCTCTCGTGGGTGAGCGGCACCTCCGCCACCGGCGGCGCCTCCTCCCAAGGGAACACCGGCTTTGTCGGTTGATCACCTCCTCCTCGAAGAGGGCGGGCGCTTCCTCCTGGAAGACGGCACCGACGATCTCCTGCTGGAGTCCTCCACCCCAGGCACCGGCTGGACCCCCGTCCCTGGCGCCGTGCCGCCCCAGGTCTGCGTCGGCAGCTTCACCACGCCCGCCTCCGGCACGACCGGCGCGCAGACCGTCACCGGCATCGTCGACGTGACCGGCGCGCCCTTCCAGCCCAAGGCGGTCGTCATCTGGGGCATGTTCGACGGCAACCCGAATCCCGGGACCGACCAGTACGAAGCCGACAGCTTCGGCATCGACGACGGTGTGACCCACTGCGGCAACTCGATCGTGCGCCAGTGGTTCGTCGGCGGCCCCTGGACCGGGGTCGGCATGTCGAGCCTGCACTCGATCACCTCGGTGCATCCGATCTTCTCCGCCGGCTACAACACCAAGGGCTACGTCTCCTCGTTCGCCTCGGGCAGCTTCACCTACACCCTGGACGTCAACGGCGACGGCCCGCGTGTCTACAATTTCATGGCGATTGGCGGCGCCGGCCTCTCCGCCAAGGTGGTCTCGCCGACCGAAGGCTCCGGCGCCCCCATCTATCCCGACGGCGCCTCGACCTACGTCCACACCGGTCTCGGCTTCACGCCGACCGGGGCGATCTTCGTCAACCACACCACGCCCGGCGGCAACGAGGGCACCTACAACGACGCCAATGGCGGCAACCTGAACATCGGCTTCTGCGACTCGCTCTACCGCCAATCCGGCATGAACAGCGGAGGGCTGGACGGGCAGACCGGGTCGATGCGCTCCCTCCACCCCGGGGTGACCTTTGTCGACAACAGCAACGCCCTCAACGCCATCGAGGACGGCTGGGGCTCGACCGCGACCAACCTCTTCCAGGTCACCTCCTGGGACGCCGACGGCTTCACCGGCATCAACCTCAACGGCGGCGACACGGCGCCGAGCATTGCCGCGCTCGTCTTCGGCGGCTGCGGCACGGTGGTTGGCGGGTTCGACGAGCCGACCGCGCCCTCCTATCAATCCCTCGACGTCACCGGGATGCTCCCCTCGGGCATCCTCCTCGCCTCGGTCGGGGCGACCCGCCCGGCCGGCGAGTCCATCACCACCAACGAGTCCTGGGCCGTCGGCGGCTTCGACGGCGTCCGCTCGCGCAGCTTCTGGCACGGGATGCGCACCGCCGCCAACGGCGCCTCGACCGCTGGCTACGGCGGCGCCAACTGGGGCAACAACAACTCGATCGGCCTCGCCGACAACGCCGGCCTGAACACGATTCAGCAGGTGGGCACCTTCAACGTCACCTCGCTCGCCAACCACGCCATCACCGGCAACTGGACGATGACCGACGGCACGCCCCGCCGGGTGATGTTCTTCGCCTTCGGGACCCTGCTCGCCCCGCCCGCGCCGACCGGCTGCACCAGCGGCAGCTTCGGCGTCGACCTGGTCACCACCGGGGGTGCCTGCCCGGTCCCTCCGGCAGGACTGGGGTGAGCAGGTGGCCTACCAGTACACGAGCCTCGCCGACCTCCAATCCCTCATGCAGCAGCGCTGGGACCAGGTCGTCTTCTGGACGCCGGAGGAAGCGCGCTTGGCGATCAACGAATCCCTCCGGGAGTGGAACCTCCTCACCGGCCGCTGGCGCTCGCGCCGGGTCGTCCTGACGCCCTCCGCTGGCAGCCCTGAGATCGCCATCCCTGGCGTGATGTCCTACGCGATGCGCCTCACCACCGCCGCGGGCGCGCCGCTCATTCCGACCTCGCTGGCCGAACTCGACCTGGGGCGCCCCTCCTGGCGGCTGGAGGCAACCGCTTCAGGCGGCGACGTGCCGACCGTGCCCACGCTCTGGGCTCCCGTGTCGCTCACGCGCCTGGCGGTCTGGCCGGCTGACCCCGGCACGCTGCTCCTCGACGGGGTGATGCGTACCCCCGTCCTGGTCAACCCAGGCGACTATGTCGACATCGGTGAGGAGATCCTCTACACGCTGGTCGACATGGCACTGCACGTCGTCGCGTTCAAGGAAGCGGCCGAGCGGTGGCGCGCGACCCGGCCCTACTTCGACGCGTTCCTCGACGCGGCGGCGGAAGAGAACTCGCTGCTCAAGACCAACCAGGCCTACCGCCGCTGGGCCGGGCTCGACCGCCGTCGTGACCTCCAGCCCTCGACCGGTGCGCCCAGCCAGATGGAGCAGGTGGCCGCCAACTTCGCCTCGCACGCGACCCAGCCGGGTCAGCAGGGGCTCCAATGAGAGCGGCGAAATTCACCGGTCTGGCTCGCACAGAGAACATGACCGAATACCAAGCCATCGCCCTCGGCTTCCGGCCTCGCACCTGGCGTGGCTGGCTCTTCTGGCTGCGCTATTGGTCACCGCTGGCCTTCGCGTGGCAGCGCTGGAGGCGTCCATGACCAGCCGCGATCTCCTCTCCACGTTGCAAACAGAGCTAGATAGCTCTCGTTGGTTGCAGATAGCTGCAGCGGGAGGCACCTCGTGATCGACCGCGACCTCCTCTCCGAACTGCAGTACGTCCTCATCGAGCCCCCCGACGGCGGCGACACCTGGCCCTCGCTCATCTGGACGCGTCAGGAGGTCCTGGACGCCCTGGACGGCGGCGTGCAGCGCATCACGCGTGACTGTCACCTGGCGGTCGAGCGGGTCGAACTCCCCGTCTCCGCCGGCACGCTGCAGTTCATCCTCCCAGCTGACTGGGTGGCGACCGCCGCGATGGTCTGGCGCGACGCCGCCACCAGCGTGCGCACGCCGCTCGGCAAGGTCGATAGCTTCGAGGCCGACCTCGCCGTCCCTGGCTGGGAGGTCTCCCCAGGCCTCCCGCTCGCCTACGTTCCGCTCGACGGCACCTCGCTCATCACGCGGCTCTGCCCGACGCCCGCGGCTGACGGCGTCGTCGAGCTGCTCTACGTCCAGGTGCCGCCGCTCATCCTGGGTGACGGCTCTGAACTCCCGATCCCCGAGGAGCTGACCTCCGCCGTCAAGTACGACGCTCTGGCCTGGCTCCTGCGAAAGATGGGCCGCCTGCTCGACAGCGAGCGCGCCGACTACTGCGACCGGCGCTACGAGCTGGCGGAAACCGTGACGCAGATCATTCTCGGCGGGTGGGCCTGATGGCAGAACAACAGTCGCGGCGCGCGAACAACGTCACCGGCGTTGACTTCCAGGGGGCCTTCGAGACCTCGGTCATCCGCTACGGCAGCGGCACCCTCAACCTCAAAGACTCCCTCGACGCGATGGAGGGGTGGTCGCGGCACACCAACGTCTGGCAGGAGCACGAAGGCGAGGCGACCGCGCGCCCGGGCGAGACCAGCCTCGCCAGCCACTCCGGCACCTGCCACTCGATCAAGAAGATGCGCGACCCCGAGGCTGGCACCCTCACGCGCTTCTGGGGCGTCGACTCTCACCTGGAGATGGGCGCCAGCGGCGGCGGCACGGTCGCCTCCGGCTTCTCCGGCAACCCGCTCGCGCTCCTCCCGCACCGCCCGCCGCTGACCGGCGAGCCGTGGATGTTTGTCGGCGACTCGAACAAGATGATCAAGGTCCGCGGCGACGGCCTGGTCATCCCCATCGGCCTGCCCGCGCCCTCTTCCCCAGTCTCCACGCAGCTCGGGACCGAGCATCGCAAGTCGATCGCCATGTGCGACAGCTCGGATGGCACCGCCTCCGCCGCCTGGACCGGCGTCCCCGGCAAGGATGCGAACGGCGTCCCGACTGGTGTCCCCACCGCGCCAGGCATCAACACCGAGCGTCCCCCCTCCTCGCCCGGCATCTACTGCGAGACCGTGCCCGGCAAGGTCACGCGCGGCTACGACAGCTGGTGGGGCATCGGCGTCAGCCGCGACCTCACGAAGTTCGACGACGGCAACGACGTCGTCGACAACGACATCATCCACGTCCTGCTCAAGGGCAGTAAGCCCGCGCTCTTCGCCGAGATGCGGATCTACATCGTCGTCTCGGCGACGTTCGACCCGCGCATCCTCCCCGGCACGGTGCCGCCGACCGGGATGGACTTCTTCACCAACTCAGATGCATATGTCAAGGCCTTCCGCCCGTCCGACTATGTGCAGTTCGTCCAGGCGAACCAGGCGCAGGTCGACGCGGCAGAAGCTGCGCGCATCAATGCCCTGCGCGACAAGGACAGCGAGTCGCGCGGCTTCGACGACACGCGCGTCTCCTGGGAAGACCTCCGCGCGCAGTCCGACCCGGCCCGCGCTCGCAGCTACACGATGGGTGTGGGCAATCAGCAGTGGTTCGTCTACGGCGTCACCGGCAGCTCGCTCCGCCGCATGGACTTCCAGCGCATCGGCTCGACCGAGGGGCGCGACTGGTCGACCGTCACCGGGATCATCTTCTACGTCCGCACCCTGGACCCGGTCGGCTCCGCCGGCAGCTCCGCCTCCGGCGGCAGCTCCTCCAGCGTGGGTGCCTCGCCCCCGCAGCCGGTCGCCATCGCCATGGCGGAGCTGTATATCACCGGCGGCTCGGGGCCCGACTCGATCCAGCCTGGTGCGCTCTCGTACGACTACCGGGTGACTAACTACGACCCGCGCACCGGATGTGAGTCGAACCCCTCGAAGGAGCAGCCGAACATCCGCAGCGACGACACCGGCCTGACCAACGAGCAGGCGCCGCTCGACTCGTCTCGCCGGGACATCCTCGTCTCACCGCCAGCCTACGGGGACGGCGCCATCCGGCAACGCGTCTACCGGCGCGGCGGTGCGCTCTTCGATGACTGGTACTACTGCGGCACCAACACCTCCGACGGCGGGGTGTTCACTGACACGAACACCGACGACGACGTCACCGCCGCCGGCACGGTCGCCATCAACCACTATCAGCCCGTCCCCACGGTCGACGAAGCCGGCAACGAGGTGCTCGCGCAGGCCGTGCCCGCGCTCTGGGGCCCGGTCGCCGGGCTTCTCTTCGCCTGTGGCGACCCGCACCGCCCTGGGCATGTCTACTACTGCATCGCCGGTCAGCCGGATCACTGGGACGCGTTCGGCGTCGTCGAGGTCTGTTCACCGTCCGAGGAGCTGCTCAACGGCGGCGTCTCCGGCCAGCAGGCGTTCGTCTTCTCGCGCCAGCGGCTCTACTTCCTCTATCCCGGCCTGGGCGGCTATCCCGGCTTCGGCGGCTCGGCCGGCACCCTGGTCTCGGCGCCGTCGCAATGCACGCGCGGACCCCTCGGCCGCTGGGCGTTCTGCACCGGTCCTGGCGGGCTCATCTTCTTCGTCGCGGCCGACGGGGTGTTCTCGACCAGCGGTGGCCCCGAATCTTGGCTGTCAGAGAAGATCAACCCGCTCTTCCTCGGCGTCGCGGTCAACGGCTACCAGCCGATCGACAAGACCCACGTCAACGCCATCCGGCTGACGACTTATCAGAACTGTCTCTACTTCCAGTACGACGACACCGCCGGGCACCGTAACGTCCTGGTCTACTCGCTCCTGCTGCAGTTCTGGCGGCATTACTCGTTCGCTCAATCTCCCTCGGTTCTCGAAGGGGAGGCGGATGCCGACCTGCTCCTCCTCGGCTGCGCGGGCGCGAGTTACACCCTCGGCGGGACCAGCGACAGCGGCGCGGCTATCCCCTGCACCATCCGCACGGGCAGCGCCAGTGGCGGCCGACGCGAGGAGAAGCTCTTCGGCGACATCTTCCTCGACGCTGACCCGAACGGGAACGAACTCTCCCTCCAGGTGTTCCTCAACGAGGAGAGTGTCGCCAACAGTGTCATCGCCATCGGCAGCGCGAGTAGCGGGCGGCAGCGCTTCCTCGTCCACGCCTTCGGCGACAACCCGCAGAAGGCGCACTCGATCGCCACCGAGCTGACCTGGTCCACCTCCGGCGCCCCGCCCACCATCTACCAGATCGGCTACGCCATCACGCTGCAGCCTGACCTCACCAACACGCGCGTCACCAACTGGGACGACTTGAACTCGCCCGACGAAGTGTGGCTCACCGGCCTCACGCTCGACTGCGACACCGGCGGACTCGACAAAGAGATCCACATCGAGCGCGACTTCGCCGGCCAGCGCTTCGACGTCGACGCCGTCACGGTCAACTGCGCCAACCGGCACAAGGTCAAGTTCTCCTGGCCGGCGGTCCCGGCCAACATGGTCCGGATCCGCCCCGACGAGGGCGACTGCGTGCCCTGGCTCCTCTACCGGGCCGACTGGATCTACCAGGAGGAGCCGCCGCGCATCGCCCACTGGGATATCCACTACGAGAACAACTGGGACCAGTACTACACCGGCCTCGACCTCTACTGCGATACCTTCGGCGCGACCAAGCAAATCGAGGTGTGGGTCGATGAGGTCCGCTTAGTCAATACCCTGGCGGGGAACATCACCTACTGGCCGGTCACGACCAACGGCCGGCGCGTGGTGCATCTCACCCTCCCCTGGGGGCGCGGGCACGTCTTCCGCTTCCTCGCCACCGACGAGAACCCGGGCCTGCTCTACACCCACCGGTGGTTCCTCGACCACGAACCGTCCGAGCAGGCCAACTGGAACCAGAACTTCTCCATCCTCGGCACGCGCGCGGATAAGTGGCTCAAGGCGGTGATCTTCGAGTGCGATACCTATGGACAAGATAAGTCCGTCAACATTGAGGCCGACCAGGTGGTGGTCGAGACTCTCACCGTCAACACCACTGGTCGCACCGTCGTGCAGCTCGCCCTCTCCCAGCAGCAGCTGGGTCGGGTCTGGCGAGTCTTCCCAGTCGACAGTAATCCTGGCCGGCTCTATTCCATTGAACCGGTCTTCGATGAAGAGCCCTTCGCCCTGACCCGCTGGGAGACCCAGGAGACCAATCACAGCCTCCCCGGCTGGTTCTACCCGCTCTACGCCCAGATCGTGCTGAAGTCGACCGCCGACGTCACGCTCACCACCGTGATGCAGCACAACCAGCAGGGCGACACGACCACCAACAGCTACACGATCTCGGCGACCGGCGGCGTCAAGCAGCGCCGCTTCCTCCCGGGCTTCCTCGCCGGCAAGGGCGTCCTCATCAAGTACATCCTCACCTCGTCCGATCCCTTCTGGCTGTACCGCGATGAGACCACCGTCACTATCCAGCCCTGGGGGAACTACCAGTCGATCACCGTCCAGCCGTTCGGCAACGACGACCTCGACCCGAGTCGACCCATGACCCATGCCGTGCTCGCGGCGGAAGCGAGCGGAGGCGTCGCGCAAGCCGCCTCATAACCCTGGAGTGCCTATGCAGCGGACCCTTCTCGCTGTGCTCGCCGTCACGCTACTCACCGGCGCGTGCAACAACAACGAAACCGAGCCGTCGCCCATCCCGGCGAACGCGACCATCCCGACGACGACCGGACCAGGCGGGCCGCTGCCCACGCCTGGCTCGCCAGACAAGATCGAGTACCGCGCCACCGGCAACTGCGGAGGGAACCCCGTACAGGTCATCACCCAGGACGACGTCAACGGGACGACGATCCTCCCGGCGGTGCAGCTGCCCTACTTCGGGACCACGCAGTCGACGGCGACCAACTTCTTTGTCTCGATCTCCGCCTCGTGCAGTGTGCCCTACAGCAACACCGGGAGCACCGGCCTCCTGCAGGTGCAAATCTTCGTGAACGGGACCGTCTTTCGTGAGGACTACACGCAGGGCGCGGGCGTGTTGAGCGTCACCGCCTCGGGAACCTGGCGGCGCTGATGGCTCAGACGCCTCCCAAGCCCGGCGCCCCGCGCACCTATCCCCACGTCGATGGGATCGAGGACTGGCACGCTCAGCAATCGATCCGTCTGCTCTGGGATCAGGTGTTCGGGCTGCAGGACCGCGTCGGCGCGAACGAGAGCAGCACCTCCTCGCTCGGCGCGACGCAGGCCAGCCACGCGCAGTTGCTGCAGACCGCGCAGGCCTCGGCCGACGAGGCGCTCTCGATCGCCCAGGGGCTGCTCGGGGCCGGCGGCACGAGCCAGGGGTCCGCGCCTGGCAGCGGCGGCGGCGCGACTGGCGGTGGCGGCCCCACGTCTGGACCGGGCTCCCCCGGCGAGCCCATTGTGCCGATGAGTGCGGACCCGGTAACCGCGGAAGATCAGGTCAAGCGCAGCCTCGCCTACTGGGGGCGCACCGACTACGGCTATTGGTCTGCGCAGATCCACATCCCGAGCATGACGCCTTGGCAGGGGGGCGACAGCAACTGGTACGTCGGCTGGGATGCGTACTTCGAGGCCCGCGCGTCCCCCGGTGACCCCGGGAGTGCGGACCACTCCCTCTTGCCGCTCCCGGCTGTCCATCAGGACCCGGTTCCCTCTGGCTATCCGACGGGAGGGTGGACCTGATGCCGCGCGGGGGGATCTTGTCACAGCTGGCAGGATAGAACGATGGCGCAGCAGTACCGCTTCGTCCAGGGCGACCGGACGCACGGCTCCTACCTGCAGCCGATCGATGACGCCGGTCAGGACATGGCTCCGCAGGCGGCACCCACGAACGGGTCGGGCCAGCCGCAGAACTGGGTCCAGCCTCACAGCGTCGGCGACTACTTCAAGACCCTCGGCAAGGTGGCCTCGGTCGCCGCGCCCATCGTCGCCGCGCCCTTCACCGGCGGGCTCTCGCTCGCGCTCATCGGCGGGGGCTCGGGGGCGCTCGGCGGTCTGCTCAATGGCGGCGGCTGGAAGGGCGCGCTCGAAGGGGCGGGCCTGGGCGCCATCCCGGGCCTCGGCAAGATGGCGGGCGGCGCCGTCACCGGCGCGCTCGGGCGCACGGCGCTCAACGCGGGGATCGGGGCCGGCAGCAGCGCGCTGCAGGGCGGCGGCGTCAAGGGCGCGCTCACCGGTGGCGCGCTCGGGGGGCTCGGGAGCAACCTCACCGGCGGCATCGACAACAACCTCGAACGTGGCCTGGTGAACACCGGCCTCAGCGCCGGCAAAGGCGCGCTGACGGGCGGCGGGCAGGGCGCGCTCCAGGGCGCTGAGTCCGGGGCACTCAGCAACGCCTTCAACTTCATGCCCGGCTCGGTCCCGCAGCCCGGCAAGGTCGCGACCTCGCCGAACCTCTACAGCGCCGCCATGGGCGGCGGAGGCAATTCCATGGGTGTCAACTGGGGCAACCTCATCAACGCCGGCATCGGCGCCGCGCAGGGCTACTCCGGCGGCGGCGGCTGGACGGGCGCGGCGCTCGGCGCCGGGAAGGGCTTCCTCGGCCAGGGGCAGCAGCAACCCCAGCGGCCCGCAGGCGGCGGCGGGAACCAGCCGGGTGGCGGCACACCGCCCTATGCGCCTCCAGGCACCTGGATGTCCCTCACCGGCGGCGGCGGTGGGGGCGGCACGCCCACCTACGGCAACAGCTCCGGGAGCAGTCTCTTCGGCGGGGGCGGAGGCGGCAACTACAGCTTCGGCTTCCAGCCAGACGGCAGCGCCAGCAACAGCTACGGCGCCTATGACGATGCTGGCAACCTGGTCGACACCGGCGGCGGCGCTGGCACAGGCGCTCCCAGCCAGGAACCATGGTTCGATCTCGGCTCCGGCGGGAGTGTTGTCCCAGCGGGCGGCGCCTACCAGGGCGGTCCTCCAGGCGGTGCGTCACCCAGGCTGGCCCCGGTCAACCCGAACATGGTCAACACGCCCATGTCCGCACCGGGCACCCCGATCACAGGGAACCAGCCGCAGACCTTCTGGCAGAAATACGGCAACGCCATCTTCCAGGGCGGCGCAGGCGTCGCCGGCATGATTGCCGCCAAAAAGGCCCAGGACGCCGCCCAGCAGCTCAACCCGAACCAGCAGGCCGTGTGGAACGGTCAGCAGCAGGTCGCCGGCAACGCCGCTGGCGGCGCGCAGCAGCTCTACACCCAGGGCCAGCAGCTCCTCTCTGGCCCCTCGAACTACTACCAGGCGCTGCTCTCGGGCAACCGCGCCGCGATGACTCAGGCGGTGGCGCCCGGCATCGCCGCCCTGACCGACACCTACCGGGGCGCCATCCGCGGCCTCGACCAGGCCGGCGTCCAGGGGGCGCAGAAGGCCCAAGCCATGAGCGACCTCACTCGCCAGCGCGCCGGCCAGATCGGCAGCCTCATCACCGGCGTGCAGCCGGGCGCGGCCTCGGCGCTCACCGGCATGGGCCAGAACCAGCTGAACCTGACGCCCAGTCTCTATCAGGTCGGTGGCGGCATCTACGGCACCATGGGCAACCAGGCCTACAACCAGCGCGTCTTCGCGAACGACGTGGGCACCCAGACCGGCAGCGCGATCGGCCAGACGGTGCGCGACGTCGGCAACGCTCTCCCTGGTGGCAACCGGCCGCCGGCTTACCAGACGGCACCCCCGGCGCCCACGGGCGGGACGCCGACCGGGGGCGGCCTGGCGAATCCGCAGATCCCTCGCTACCCGTCCTACGGGTCGGCGCAGACTCCCTACGCTTAGGAGACGACCATGGGCTGGCTCGCAGGCCTCCTCTCCGGCTACAACGACCGCAACCAGCAGCTCTGGCAGGAGCAGATGCAGCAGCAGATGCTCGCCAACGAGCGGGAGAGCAAGGTCTACGAGGCGATGCTCAACTCGCCCGACCCCTACGTTCGCACGCTCGGCGGGGTCGGGATGCTGAACGCCGCTGCACCCCTGCGTCGCAAGTCAGGCCTGGCCGGCTTCATGGGGCAGATGGAGCAGAACCCGGTCTGGAACCAGGTCGCCCAGTACGCCAACACGCCGCAGACCTACACCCACATGGTCCCCGACGCGGACCAGACTGCCAACCAGATCGGCCAGGCGGTGCGCGACATCGGCGGCGGCCAGCCACCCCTCCCTTCAACCGCCCGCTTCTCGCTGCCTACGAGCCCCCAAGACGCGACAACGACCGGGGGTGTGCCTGACACCTCGGTCGCGCCCGCGCAGGGCACCACGGCTATCCCTACGCCCCCAGCGGGCACCGGCGGCGGCTCACTCGCGCAGTCGGCCAACCAGACGACCACGCCTGGGTCGGCCATGCCCACCCAGGTGACCCCGACCCCGCAGACGCCTCCAGCCCCAATCGCCTCGACGCCGCCGCCCCGGCCGCCGGGTGGGGGGATGCTCAGCATGTTCGGCCTGGGCGGCCCTCCGCCGACCCAGCCGCATATGCACGCCGAGACCTACCAGGCCTACCCGGAGATCATTCCCTCGGGGCTGGAGTCCATGGTGGCCGGCGAGCAGGCGAAGGTGCGCGGCGAGATCGGCGGCATGGCGCAGATGTTCAAGGAGGCCGGCTATTCCGACGCCGATGCCCAGCAGCGCGCCCTCCAGCTCTACGCCGTGCAGCACGGCGGGATGAGCCGGATGATGACCGCGCTCCTCCCGAAGTCGAAGTAGGGGTTGACGACCAACCCTGATGGCACGCAGAGCTACGTCTTCCGGAACTTCAACCCTGGGACGGGCGCCTACGAGGACGAGTACGGCAACCCCGACCACACCTTCCGCCCGCAGGAATTCGTCAGCATGGGCCCCGACGCGGAGCTGGCGGCGAAGTTCCTCGGGCTCCCGCGCGCCTCGGCCGCCTCGCCCGACCAGATCACCCAGATCGTCAACATCGGCAACGAATTCAACTACGCGCGCAAGAACCGGATGACGTCGAACGAGGCTCGCGCGCGAGCCGCCAACCTGCTCCCCTACGGCACGGTCGGCGAGCAGGACCAGCTGGCGCAGTACCTGATCTCCGAGTCGACGCGGGTGTTTGGCCCCCCAGACGCGAACGCGCCGCCTGCGCCGCCGACCACCGCGCCGCCGGCTGGTGGGACGACTCAGCCCCCAGCCACGACTCCGCCGCCAGCCGGTGGCAGCACCACTCCGCCGGCCGCTGCCGCACCGCCGTCCGCTGGTCCTCCGCCGACCCCGCCACCAGCCGCAGGCGGGGGCGTCAAGCCGCCCTCGGTTCGCATCGACCCGTCGACCATGGGCCAGCTCAACGTCCCGCAGCAGCCCGGCCTCCGGCCCGCTCAGCAGATCCCCTTCGCCGAACGGTCGAGGCTCACCAACAAGCCCTTCTCGAACGAGCAGGCCGACAAGCGGATGCAGGTCAAGGCGCAGATCGACCTCATCGACCGAGGGCTCGCCGCCATGACCGCCGCGGGCTACGACAAGGACAACGACGTCGGCCACATGCTCGACCTCGCTTCCAAGTACCGGGCGGGCGAATCCGACCCGATCGGCAACGTCATTCAGCAGCTGGACCTCGCCGGGCTCCAGTCCGCAGCCAGCTCACTGACCGGCGGCACCGCGTCGCGCTCCTATCAGTTCTTCGGCGACCGGCGCCAGCACGCCCCGCGCATTCCGACTTCAAACCAGATCGCGCTCTACAAGGACTTCGGGGTCGACCCGAAGGTGATCAACGAGCGCTCGCGCACTTGGCCCTTCGGCAGCGACAAAGACGGCTGGGACTCTCCGCAGCTCGCGGTGGAGAAGCTTCGGCAGATTCGCCAGATGGCGGTCGACCTCCTGAACGAAGAGCCCAACGCGATGCGGGAGACGCCCTATCCGGCGGGCACCGAGGTGCAGCCGGCAGGCGCGGGTCCAGCGGCTCCCGGTGCCGGCCCTGCGGGCGGCGCTCAGGCGTCACCGGTCGTACAGATGGACCCCAAGACCAAGGTCTGGTCTGTGACGAGGCCGAGTCCGTAGATGCCGCAGCAGACCATCACGATCCCCGACCTCATTCGCGAGGAAGCGGTCAAGCAGGGCATCCCGCCCTCGATGGCGCTCGCCATCGGCCAGCAGGAGTCAGGCTTCAACCCGACCGCCATCGGGCCCAAGATCCCCTCGACCGGCGAGCAGGCGATCGGCACGATGCAGCTGACGCCCTCGACCGCCAAGATGCTCGGCGTCGACCCGAACGACCCGGTCCAGAACATCCAGGGCGGCGTGAAGTATCTCCGGATGCTGCTCGACCAGCACAACGGCGACCTCAACCAGGTCTTCTCCACCTACGGCGGCGTCGTCCACGACAAGGACTACGTGCCGCAGGTGATGCAGCGGATGTCGACGTTCGAGGCCGCCGAGCCGCCGCCCGACTCCTCGATCGCAGCGACCTCGACCTCCTCGGTGGGCAGCTCCCCGCAGCCGCAGCCCGAGCTGAGTCTCTGGGGCAAGATCAAGCAGGGGATGAACCCCCACGAGCTGGAGGGGCGGCGCAACCTCGCCGGCATGGCGGGCGCCACCGTCGGCGGCGCGGTCGGCTCCCTGGCCGACGAACTCCTCGGCCCCTGGGGCACGCGCATCGGCTCGGTCGTCGGCGCTGGCATCGGCGGCGGGCTCGAAGACCTCCTCGGCGAAGAGACCGGCCTGGCACCCTTCCTCGCGCACTTCCTGCCCGGCCAGGACAGCACCACACCCACCCCCGCCGCCGAGCCTGGCGAGACCGCGCTCGACCGCGCCTGGCGGGTAGCAAAGCAGCAGGGCGAGTACGACATCGGCGGCCAGGCGCTCATGGGGGCCTTGCGCATCGGCGCCAAGCCGCTGCTCGAAGGGCCCATCGGCAAGGCGGCGGGGCGCTACTTCGAGAACCAGAAGCAAGTTGCGCTCGACATGCTCAACTCGACCCTGGACAAGATCGGCGCGAGCAAAGACGCGCTGATGACGAGCCTCGGGGCGACGGGCCGACAGCTGGGGCGAGACAAAGAGGCCGCCCTGCGAACAGTCGGGCGCGAGAACGACGCTGCCGTCGCCGCCGCGCAGCAGGCCGCCGCGCAGCACCTCGAAGGAGCCAGGACCGCCGGCCAGGCTGGCGTCGACCAGGCCAAGGCGGCTGCTGAAGCCGCGCTCAACGAGCGTCGCGCTGCGTATGACGCGGCCCTCGCCAAGAGCCCCTCGGCCCAGGCGATCCCTGCCGGCCAGGCTGTGCGTGACGTCTTCAAGGGCCCTGGCGACGCCTCGCGCGACCTGGTGGGGAAGGCGCTGGAGAACGTCGCCAAGGCTGGGCCTGACCAGGACGTCAGCGCGCTCGGGGCCGAAGCGCAGAAGATCATCAACCAGGAGCTGGGGCCGCCCGCGGCGGCGTTCCCGTCCCGCGTCGCCGAGCCCGAGCCCTCGACGATCATCGACCCGACCACCAACCGACCCTTCGCGCCGTCGGGACCGCCCAGGCCGCCTTCCGCCCTGGGCGACCTCTCCGAGCAGGTCGCCGCTGCGCAGCAGGAAGGACTGATCAAGCACCCGGCGATGCCGGTTCTGACCCGGCTCCTCAATGCGGCGCAGCAGGGGCAGAAGATCCCCATGGAGGCGCTGCACCTGATGAAGTCCGAGCTGTCGCAGAGCATCCAGGGCAGCTTCGGCCAGGTCATCAAGCCGCAGTCGACCAACATCATCCAGAAGATCGTCGGCATGATGTCTAAGCAGCTCGACGAGCACGAGCCCTACCGGCTGGCGTCTGACGCCTACCAGAACGTCGCGCAGCTCTTCACCAAGGGCTATGCGCCGATCATCGCGGACATCGCGCGCACCGAGCCCGAGAAGCTCATCCAGGCCATCAGCCCCGACAGCCCAAGCGCGGCCAAGATGCTCGTCTCGGTCCTGACCGACGAGGCTGCCAACGGCGGCGGAGCGGCTGGCAAACAGGCTGGGGACCAGGCCCTGGGCGCCGTCCAGGGCGCCTGGCTGCACCGGGACATCCTCTCCGGCCCGCTCGACACGCTCTCGGAGCGCGTCGCACAGCTGCGCCAATCCGCCCCGGAATTCGTGCAGGCCTTCCTCGGCGACAGCCGAGCGCAGGCCACACTCAAGAGCATCGAGAACCAGGGCGACCTCTTCAACCAGCTCGTCGCAGAGCACGCCGGCAATGTCAAGAGCGCCCAGGCCGCCATGGACATCGGCGTCAAGAGCGCCGAGCAGGAGGGCAGCACCGCCGTCGAGGCTGCTCGCCGCGCCGCCGAGGGGAAGCTCGACACCGCTCGCACCGCCGCCGACACCGCGCTCGAAGCGCACGCCCAGAACCGCGCCGCCACCCGGATGGACATCTCCGGCAAGATCCGTCAGGTGCGCGCCGACATGCGCGCGGCCCGTGCCGGCTCCCCCGAGGCGCAGGCGTTCAAGGCCTCGACCTTCGCCGACCCCCGTAGTCAGGCGGAGCGGATGCTGGCGCACGTCACCCGCGGCGCGATCTCCGCCGAGGGCTATCGCCTGTTCGGGCCGATCGGCATCGCTCTGGGCATCCTGGGGCGCCTGGGGAAAGCCTCCGACGCAGACCTGATCAAGTACGCCGCCTACTCCCCGAAGCTCACCGGCATCGTCAGGACGCTCTACGGCGCAGGCGCGCCAGGCGCAGGCGCGAGTGTCGGGCAGCGGTTGGCCGCCGGCTGGCAGCGCCCGCTCGGCAACGCCACCGCCGCCCTGCTCGGCAAGAGCGTCGTCTCCAGTCACCCGATGGTCGGTGTCGGCACGCCGCCGCCCGCGCCTCCAGGACGCTAACCCATGCCTGACCCCCAAGACCCCACGCAGCTGCCGCCTGACGACGACGCGAATCTGCCGCCGCCGCCACCCGGCTACTTCCGCCCCTCGATGCGCGCGGTCACGGGAGCTGACGGGCAGATCACCTTCGTCGGCGCAGCGCCGCCGCCGCCCCCGCCCGACGCACCCTACACGCCGCCAGGTGAAGCCGTCGCGCCCTCGACCCGGATCGAGACGCCGCCGGCCCCGCCGCGAGGCCCCAGCTTCCCAGCCAACATCGTCCCTCGCGGCGCCGTCCCTCCAGGCGCAGTCACCGACGCGCCGCCGCCCACGCCGCCCACGCCGCCCTCGTCTGTTCGCATGGACCCCTCGACCCTCGGGCAGTTCTCCTACCCGCAGCAGCCGCCGCAGGCTGGCTCGTATCCCTGGTCCCGACCACCGGCGCCGCCTGACCCGAACGCTCGCCCAACCCCGATGACCAATCCGATGGCCGTCGCCGCGACGCCTGTCGGGGTGATGTACTCGGGCATCAACTACCTCATGGACAACCCAGGCGACCTCGCCGGAGCTGGCCGCGCCGCCTTCAACACCGCGCGCACCGCTCCCTTCGCGCAGTCGGTGAGCCAAGTCCCTGGCCCGACCACGCCGCTGGAGCAGCACGGGATCCAGGTGCCGCTGGCCGCCAACCTCGCGCTCAATCTCATGGGCGACCCGACGAACCTGGTCGGCGGTGGCGAGCCAGCCGGCGCGCACCTCGCCGAGGCCGGGATGCTCCTCGGCCCGAAGGCGCTCTCCCTCATCAAAGACCTCACCGGGCCCGCCGCGGAGCGCGCCGCCCAGGCGATGGCGACTCGCTGGCCGCGAATGACCCGCGCGCTCACTCGCGCCGGCATGACTGGGGGCGAACTGACCCTGCGCGACGCGGGGCGACCCGCGCTCGCGCTCGACCGGGCCGCGAATGAGATCCACGCCGCGACCCAGCGCGCAGGCGTGAACAGCGGGGCGACCTTCCACCCGATGAGCGGCGAGATGCAGATCGGGGGGGAGTCGGAAGGCTTCATGGTGGGGAAGTACTCGAACCAGAGCGGCACCACCATGGCGGTGCCCACGCAGGACTTCTCCCCCAAGCACGTTCGGCAGTTCATCGAGCAGAACGCCAAGACCTACGCTGACCACCCCGAGCTGGCGGTCGGCACCTGGAACGATCCGGATGGGAACACGTATCTCGACGTCTCACAGAACATCAGCGACCCGCGCAAGGCCACCCTGAAGGCCACCTACCAGAAGCAGCCAGCGGGGACCGCGCGCCAATTTCCTCCAGGCGTCGACCCGAAGGTCGGCCAGTGGCCCAAGCCACAGAACGCGATCTACGACCTCGCCGAGGACCGACCGCGCCCGGTCGGTAACCTCCACGAATTCCTGAACAGTCCAGAATTCCAGCAGCGGCTCGACGCGATGCTGCCCGTTGGCGCCAAGGTGATGAACGGGGAGGACTGGTGGAAGCTGTATGGCACCGTGCTCGAAGAGGTGTACGGCAAGGAGCGCATCAAACCGCTCGCGGGCTTCCTCGCCTCGACCTCACCGGCCAGCCAGCCCGTTCACAACCTGCGTGCGGCCTCGGAGTATCTGCGGCGCCTGATCATGGACGAGCCGATCATCCAGCCGGAATTCCGCATTCCCGAGACGGCGGTCGGCTGGAAGAAAGGCTACATGGGAGGCAGCGGCCCCGATGTCGGCGGCGGCTTCAACTCCCCAGGGACGCTGATGCCGATGGAAGACAGCCGCAAGGGTAATCTCCAGAAGGTCGCGGCGGGTCAGTACGACAAGCTGCAGGAGGACAAGGTCAACGACATGTTCCACGCCCTGGTCGGCGAGGACATCGGCGTGTATGACCGGCACTACGCCAAGACCGCCGAGGACTGGGCCAACGGCGTCTACGCCGAGACCACCCCGAACAAGCTCCAGGGCTCGATGGTCTCGGGGGATGTCGGCAGCTACGCCATGGTCGAGAACGCGGTGCGGGACGGCGCCAAGCGCAACAACATGCCGCTGCGCCAGTACAGCGCCTACGTCTGGGAGGGCATTCGCGACACGATCAAGCGGACGGGCGAGCTGTTCGGGATGAAGTTTCCGGCGGGCGCCATTCCTGACGAGGCTGGGGGGTTCGCCAAGCTGTTCAACGACATGATCGCCGAGAAGGCGGCCGACTGGGGAGTGACCGTTCCGGAATTCAAGTGGCTCCTCCGGAACGGTCACGCCGAGCTGCTCACGTCGGTTCTGTCGACGGGGGCTGGTATGGCCGCCTATCAGCAATGGCAACGGGTGGCCCAAGGGACCGACTCATCGTCGGGGCCGCCGCCGCCGCCGCCATCCACTTCTCGTACCCCGCCTCGTCCCCCTCGTTCCGGCACTTCCACGCCTGGCTGATGCGGGCGCGCTCGATGCTCCAGCGCCAGTAGCCGGCGCTGGGGCGTCCGTTGCGCCGCCGGTAGCGCTCCCGGTACTCCGCGAAGGTCTTCGGCTTCTCCGGCTCCGTCGTCGTCGTCGTCTTCTTCTTCTTCACCGTCGATCTCCCTCTGGAGCGCCGGCCGCGAGCCACTGCTCCAGCAACTGTAGGATAACCTGCCGCACGGCGATGCCCTCGCGCTTCGCCTTGGCCCGCACCTGGTTCCACAGGGTGGGCGGGATGCCGCTCAGCAGGTAGCGGCGCGGGTTGGCCCGCGCCGTGTAGTTGTAGGAGTAGGGGCGCTTCGCCATCACGCCCCCTTCTTCGCCTCGCGCAGCAGTCGCCGTCCGCAGCGTTCCGCTGTATGTTGTTCCCGGTGGTCGTGCCCGCAGCTCTTCACCAGCCGTTGCACCTCGTTGCGGCGGAACAGCTCCGCCGAGTAGGAGTGCCGACGCCCGGGGCTCTGCTCGTCGGCACCCCAGCCCTCGGACAGCTCGACGAAGACGACGAACACCTCGTCACCTCCGCCGCCGATTTGCTTGACGATGGACATTACTCGGCCTCCAGCAGTTCGGCTAGCCGCTTCCAGCCGCCCTCCCGCAGCTCCCGCAGGATGGCGGTGAGTCGTGCGCTGTTCGTGGTGTAGTACCGCGCCAGCGCGCGGTACTCGTTCGCCAGTCGACAGGCGTGCAGGTTGGTCATCACGCCCTCGCCTTCCGCACCAGCTCGGTCGCGCGCTGCTCGTCGCACGACAGCTTCAGCATCAGCCACTCGACCTCGGAGCAGGCCTTGCGTTCGAGCCGGTCGAACTGGCGCAGGAACTCCTGCGCCAGGGACAGTTGTTGTTTGGTCACGCGCGGCATCAGCCCCTCGCCGCCTTCTTCGCGCGCTGCGCCCGCCGCTTGGCCGCATTCGCCATCCGCGTCTGCCGCGCCTTCTCCCGCATCTCGGCGGTGAACACCGGCCCACCCGCCCCGTTGGCCTTGCGCTCCTCGGCGAGCCGCTTGCCGTGCCGGCGCCGCACCAGGCTGGTCGTCGTGTCGCGCTGGCGGTCAATCAAGCGCATCACCGAGGGCGGCAAAATGAAGCGCTGACTGCCCTGGGCGTTCACCACCGCGAGGAACACATGCGGCCCCTCGTCGGTCTTCACCGTCTGCACCATGTAGCTGGTGACGTTGCCGTAGTAGTCGACCGACTGCACCACCGTCGGCTGGACGTGCGAGCCATTGGGGAGGCCGATCAACTTGGAGAGCAGCTTGTCGAACTGGTCGGTCGGGAGCACGGGGGACGATTGCACCTCGGACATCGGAGACTCCTTGCAGTCAGGCGACATGCCCGACTTGCATATACATGATACACACTCGCATATGCTTTGTCAACTTGCACACCCTGTCACACCACCCGCTGCCTTTCAGTCGTCCTGGCCGACCTCCAGGATTCGGCGGCACCGTTGGCAGCTCACACGGGTCGACAGCTCCAGCTCCAGTGGGAGATACAGGTCTCGTCCACAAGCCGTGTAGACCCGTTGGCCGATCCGCGTGGCGGCATGGACGGGGTAGTCCTGGTTGCGGTTCACGCGAGCGATCGCGTCCGCGCGACCGACACGGAGAGGATAGGAGTTCAGGCGACGCATACATATGCAATCATATCACCCGCTGCAGGTCACTCCAGTCCTCCCCATCCTCCTCCTCGACCGGCTCGGCGTGCCACTCCTCGCCGTAGCTCGGGACCGCGAGCGTCTCCATCTTCGCCCAGTTCGGCCCCGCCTTCGCCGCAATCCCGATCGCCACATACCCGCCCGCCGCGCCCTCTCCCCAGCTCGCCGGCAGCGGCTGCTGCACGACCGGTCGCTGCATCTCGGTACACACCGCCGTGAACACGCGGTCCCACTGGCTGTCGGGCACTTCGAGCAGCAGGCTGTCGTGGATCGGGGCCCTGAGCGGCGTCTTCCCGAAATACGCATCCCCGATGTAGTTCGGCGCGGTCTTGTCCCCGAACAGCCGCAGCATCGCTTCTTTCAGCACGCCGGCTGCGATCGACTGCGGGTCGAATGCCAACACCCGCTTCCCATCCTCGCCCAGGCTGACGCGGAACCACTGGCCGTTGATGTCCACCACCGGTGGCGGCTGTCCTAGCCTGTGGAACTTCGCCACCAGCCGGTAGTACTGCGTCACCGTCAGCCGCTTGTAGGTGTAGACGCTCCAGAACCAGTGCTTATATCTGAAGGGGTGCGTCTCCCCGCCCAGGTAGTGCTGCCGGCTCGCCAGCTGCTGCTGCGCCTGCTGCCAGCTGCTCACCCCCGGCGCCATCTTCTCGAAGAGCCTGGCGTACTTCTCGGCCACTGCCTGCGTCGGGAACAGGTGCGGGAACTGCAGCTGCATCCCGGCGATGGTCAGCCCGTAGCTCCGGCCATGCACGTAGCGCTTCGCCGGGTCGTAGACCTGCGGGTGCTCCTTCTTCACCTTCTGGAACAGCTCCCGCAGCTCCTCGTCGCTCGCCGCCGGGTCGTACGGTTTGCCAATCGCGTGCGTCACCAGGGCCGCGTGGACGCCCAGCTTCGCCAGCCGGTAGTACTCCCTGTCCCTGGCGCACCACCCCGTCTCGACCGCCTCGATCGCCGCGAAGTCGACCTCCAGCAGCCGGCACAGCGCGTTGGCGCGGATGCACTTCCGAAAGCCTGCGGCCAGGCCGTCGGCGCCGCCTTTATCGGCCACGACGTTGGTGATGTTCGGGGAGTGATAGCTCAGCCGCATGGTGCTCGGGCGGAAGGTCGGTACCGGGTGCAGCCGGCCCTCGTCGTCGAGCCGCCGCAGCGTCCCCTCGACATACGTCCCCTGGACCTTGCCGATCGCCCGGTAGTCGAGCAGCGCCGAGTAGAACGGGTCGCCGGTCGTTCTCGCGAGCCGCTCTAATGTTTCACGATTGGTGCTTTCTTCACTCTGGGTTTTCTTTGCCCGCCCTGGCTTGTGCTTCCGGTGCTTGATGTAGGCGAGGACTTGGGGGACCGAGTCAGGGTTGAATGGTTCTTTCCAGAACCAGCGCGTGACGGAGGCAACGGAGAGATCCAGTTCTCCAGCTGCATCAGGATGTTGTTCGCCCCGTGGCTCGCCATGTCCACCAGGCAGTCGATCACAGCGATGGCGTCGACTAACTTCTGCAGCTCCGCAGCGTCGGCAGACGAGGACCTCCCGGAGGACGATCTTCTCGATAACCTGCGCTTTGGCATACAGCTCCTGTTTGATCTCGCTCACCGGTTTCCCGGCTCGCAGTTTTCCCTTCCTGGTGAACGCGCTCGCCTTGACGTGCAGGATCTCGGCAGCCGGCGGCTTCTTCAGCCCCTCCTTCGGCGTCAGCGGCTGCAGCGCCTCCGGGATGCACGCCTGCAGCGTCCCCAGCCGCTGGCGCGCCTTCCCGGCCAGTTCCCCGTGGAACACCGCCAGCTGCTGCCGGTCGACCTCCAGCCCCACCAGCTGCGCTGGCCTCAGCACTTTCGTCAGCAGCTCGTGGGTGTGCCGCATCGCCATGGCGTACATGCCCTGGCTGTAGAGGTCTCTCGTCACCCCGAAGCCGACCCGGTGCGTCTGCAGCGCATCGATGGCGGCGTACCTCGCGGGGTCGGTATCGGCCAGGTGCTTCCACGGTCCCCAGCTGCTGTAGAAGGGCGCGACGAACCCGAGCCCCCGCGGCACGTCGCTCTGCAGGAAGTGCCACAGCCACATGAGGTCGACCACCCGCGTCGAGTCCTCCTCCTTCATCAGGCCGGCTCTGACCTGCCTGGCGAAGTCGTACTCTCTGTTCCACATCCATATGCATCCAGGGCTCGCATACAGCCGCTGCAGGTGGTCGAGGTACAGCCCGTCGTGCGGGACGGTGATGCCCTCATCCGGGTGGCAGGCGACGTTGTGCCGCAGGAGCTGGAAGGAGGTGTCGTCGGCGCCGATCTCCCCTTCGTCCTGGCCGCCGGCTTTGTCCGGTGTCTCGACGTCGCTGCTGATCGGGTAGGCGGCGGGGTCTGCCGTCCTCGCGGCGACCACCTGGTCGACCCAGGCCTTGAACCACTCGACCGGCGGGTCAATCACCAGGTTCCCTGGTTCCACCGGCACCGTGAACTGCTCGCGCAGCTCCTCAGCTCGCTGCAGGTCCCACAGCACGGTGCCAATGAGGTTGTGCGCGCCCCGCTGCAGGTAGCTCGGGTGGAAGGTCGGCACGACCCAGAAGCGGTTCTTCGGGTCGCGCAGCTTGGCCCCGTGGAAGTCCTGGACCCTGACCTTCTTCCGGTGCTCCAGGTGCATCACTCGCCTGAGCGCCGCCATCCCCATCGGCACCACGACCCGGTGCGGCTCCTTCAGGGTCTCCCGCAGGTAGGGGCAGTGCCCCATCGCCGGGTAGTACCAGGGCGCCCTCTCGTCGAACCAATCGCCGGGCGGGTGGCAGCTGACGACGTTGTGAACGCGGATCGCGTCTCTCCGCCAACCCAGGAGGTTGAGCAGACGCGTCAGCATGCCACCCGCATCGCCCATGAACGGGCGACCTGTGAGGGCCTCGGTGTAGCCGAGGCTCTCGCCAACCAACAGGAGCCAGCTCTCGGGCGGCCCGTCAGCCGGCGCGAAGCCCTCGCCCTTCTGGTCGAGCACGCACCCGCGGCAGCCGGCAGGGTGTGGGAGCCGCATCAGCTCTGCTCCTTCAACAGCTGCAGCAGCTCCGGGTACGCGATAGCCACCTGGACCCCGTCCCACACGCCCTGCAGGTAGCAGCTCCTGGCGACGCTCTCGACGATGTTCTGGTCCGCGCAGCAGCGGCGCACGATCGCGTCGGTACGCCGGTCGGCCAGCAGCATGTACTCGTGCGGCACCAGGATGGTCTCGGTCTCCTTGCGCCGCATCAGCGCCGCCAGCCCTCGTAGCGCCGCCGGCTGCCCCGCGGCGTCCGGTCCTTCGCCGCCTCGATGTTCCTGACCGCCCGCCGCTGCCCCTCACTCACCGTCCTGGTGCGCTCGACCGTCTCCTGGATGCCTTCGAGCGTCTCAGCCGCCCACTGCGCATCAGGCAGCAGCTGCTCGATCTCCTGGAGGAAGCGGTACCACTCGCTCTGCCGTTCGTCGATCGGGGTGTCCCAGCCGCTGTCTTGTGTCGGTTTTGTCGTCACCGCCCCCCTCCTTCAGTGACCCCATGCGCGTGTGGCACGGGGTCACTCTTACAAGTCCCTTACAGACCTTATGGCTTGCTTAGGCCTAGTACCGGTACTAGTTTTCGGGGAACGGGGGCCCAGAACGGGCTACTTAAGCGAAAACAGGCCTGAAAAACCCCAATAAAACCGGTGGGACGCCACAGAACCCCTGCTTCACACGCACGAGATCGCAGGTCCGAGTCCTGCAGCGCCCACCACCCTAACCCCTACGAGGCCTTCAACTTAGCGGGATCGCTCTCAGCGGTCCCCTCGCCCGTCTTCTGCTCCGACCCCTCCCCGGTACTAGCCGGTACTAGTTTCCGCCGCTCTTCCATACGCTGCATCTCGCCGTGCAGCGCCTTCCGCCCCAGCTTCAGATACTTGCTCGTCGTCTGCAGGCTCTCGTGGTCGAGCAGCATCTGCGCGGCGCGCGGGTCGAGCCCGTCATCGACCATGCTCGATGCACCCTCACGCCGCATGTCGTGCCATGTCACCCGCCTGCCGCTCTCCTTCAGCTCCTTCGACACGGCCTTCGCCTCGGCCGTCAAGCGGCCGGTGCCTGGCTCCCAGATCTGGCCCGTAAAGCCCGCCGCGCGCAGCCGCACCCGCGTCCAGGGTCGCTTCAGTTCGCCGCGCTTGCCGCCCGTGCCATCGTGGAAGATGTACTGGAGCTGCCCCCACGGCTTGCCGCTCGGGTCGAGCTTGCGGCGTTCGAGCATCGCGCGGATCTCCTTCAGCATCGGGACCACCCGCGCCTGGCCGTTCTTGGTCTGGCTGGCCTCCAGCGCGATCTCGTTGGTACTCCAACGAACCTGGTACCAGCGCACGTTCCAGACCTCGCTCTTGCGACAGCAGGTCCCCAGCGCGAAGTCGAACGCGTCCTGGAACAACTCCGCCACCCGGCTGGTGGCAATCACCGCCTCCAGCCGCTCCTGCTCGTCGTCCGCGAACCGGCGCTCGCGCCCCTTCTCGCCGAACTTCTTCACGGTCGGGACACCCTTCTCGATGAACGGCATCACCGTGACGTCCCCGCGAGGCACGGCCCAGGCGTAGACCCGCCGCCACAGGCCGAGCGTGCGGTTGGCCGCCCGCGTGCCGCCGATCTCCCGCTCGTAGCTGCGCCCGCGCTTGTCGACGATCCGCACGACGCGCTCCTCCGCGTAGGCGTCACGCACGCGCGAGATGTCGGCTACGGTGAGGCTGTTGGCGAGGATGTCGCCCACCGCGACCGGCGTGGTCGTGCCGGCGCGGACGACCTTGGTCACCATCAGGGCAGCCCACTTGTCCCGCTGCCCCTTGCTCAGGGAGCGGCTGGTGCGTACGTTCTTCGCGTGCTTGAAGAACAGCGCGCCCAGGTCGGCCATCGTCAAGCCGGCGTCGACCGCCATGGCGGCGATCTCCGGCGCCTTCGGCTTCGGCTTCTCGTACGTCCCTGCCTTGATGCGCTCCTGAACCTCCGCGGCCAGCTGGCGCGCGGTGCGCTCGGCGACGACGTGCGTGCCGCCGTTGTAGTCATCGATCTTGACCTGCCAGTACTGGCCCTTCCAGCTCCACCGCAGGTACCAGCTGTGGGGGCAGTGCGCCCACGCCTCCCGCCCGCACTTGCAGGTCTTCTGCACCCCGTGATGGTCCTTCTTTGTCGTCGTCGTCATCGTCATCGTCGCTCTCCTCCTGCTCCTACTTGACTCTCACCGGCTCCGCACAACTCTCCACCCACCCGTCGACCCAGCTTCGCCTGAAGCGGTAGTCGCCGCGCCCGTCGATCTGCGCCGCGCGGAGCTTGCCGCGCCGGATCGCCCGGTAGATCAACTTCCTGCCCACTTGCACCCGCGCCTCCACGTCCGCGGTCGTCAGCCACGGGTCTGAGTCTACCTCAGCATGCATATGCTTGTCTATCCCTGTCGTCACCGCCGGCCGCTGCGGAACTTCCACCACTCGACGACCAGGACGGCGAGCAGGCCGACGACCACCGCACTCAATAACCGCGAGCCGATCTCTAGTTCCCACATGCCTCTCCTCTCACCGCTTCACGAGCACCAGGCTCGCGAGCGTATGGTCGTCGACCGTGTTGCCGTGGTAGGTCCAGTCGATGCCGCCGAACGTGCTGAACCCGAGCCGCCGCGCCTCGCCAATCAGCTTGTTCAAGCTGTCGGCGCTGTAGATGCGCGTGCGGCTGGCGGCGCCCGCCGCCGCGTCCTGCCCCTCAGCGTTCCAGTAGGCGAAGGTCAGAAACAACAACCCGCCCGGGCGCAGCAGCCGGCCGGCGCCTGCGAGGAACTTCACCGGCGCCTCGATGTGGTCGAGGACGTGCAGCCCGTAGAGGGCCGGGCCAGGACCGGCCGGCGGGTCGTCGGCGAGCGCCTCCAGCTGACCGTGATAGCGCGCATCGAGGTAGCCCGGCGCCACGAACGGCACGCCTGCCTGGTTGATGACCAGGGCGGCTTCGCCCCGCAGGACGGCGTGCCGAATCTCCCACTGCTGCCACGCGTGCTCGGCCAGCGCTTGCTGCCAGTCGACGACCGTCGAGGAGGCGAAGTCCTCCAGGTCGCAGGTCCGCGACAGCGAGAGGCTGAGGCCGAGTCTCACCGACGCTTCTCCAGGACCAGGCTGGCGACCGAGTGGTCCTCGACCTGCGCGCCGTGATAGGTCGGGTCGACCCCACCGAACGGTGCCAGGTGATACCGCATCACCGCCGTGTTCCGCAGCTGCAGGTAGGTCTTGGGACAGAAGATTCGCTGGCGCGCCTCGTGCCCGTGTGCGGTGTCAGGCCCGCAGCGGTCCCAGAAGGGCATCGTCAGGACCAGCAGGCCGCCAGGCGCCACCAGGCAGGAGAGGTAGTAGAGGAAGTCGTCGAGCTGCGGCACGCGATCGATCGTCGAGAGGCAGGTCACCACGCTCGCCAGCTGCGCGCCCGTGCTCAGGCCCAGGATGGCGGTGATGTCGGCGTCCCAGACGCGCACGGCACAACCGGTACCCTGCGTGAGTAGCTGCTGGAAGGGCGTCGCCCCGTCGGTGACGTCGTAGACCGGGTCCCGCAACGGGCGCCCGGTCGCGTGCCACTCCCCGATCGCCTGCAGCGCCAGGGCATACTCCCACCGCCGGTGCGGCGGCTCGCCCTCCAGCTGGTAGCAGTCGACCGCCTCCAGCATCGCCCCCAGGTGCTGGTAGTCACTCGGGTCGAGCGTGCGCGACAGTAGCATATGCATCTCCAGAAGAGTGCCCCGAAGCCTCCTCCCCGCTCGGGGCCACACGGGTGGTTTGGACAAGTGGTCAGGCGGAACGATCAGCGGCTGACCGGTGTCCCAGGAGCCCGCGGGCTTACTTCTTCGGGCCGGCGTCACCCACGGCCGGGAAATAGCCCCAGCCGTAGGGCGCGATCCAGCCCCAGCCCCCGCTCTCGGGCGGCGGCTTCACCACCGTCCCGGGCGGCACATCCGGCGGCACGTCCACCGGCGGGTCCGGAATGACGATCGGGTGCGCCGGGTGCCCCGGCTGGTCCGGCGGCAACACGATCGGGTGTGTCGGCACGCCGGGTGGGTAGGGCGGCAACACAATCGGGTGCTCTGGATGCGGATAGCCACCCGGCGGGACGATCGGGTGCCCAGGCTCGGGATAGCCACCCGGCGGGACGATGGGATGCGTCGGGACGCCCGGCGGCGCCGGGATCGGGCCGCCGCCGATCGCGAGGTTGCTGTAGCCCATCACCCCCTGGAACGTGCCGTTGAAGCTCTGGCCGTTGTCCTGGGTGAAGGTGCCGTTGAGAATGACTGGGATCGCTGCCATCTGTTCCTCCTTTGTTGGTTACACGGTCGCTGTCGACTTGTCGCGGTCGCGGTTCACTCACGACAAGCTCACCATCTCGAAGTGCGTTACCTGGAAGCGCCCGTAGGTCGGTCGGAAGTCCGCGAGGCCGCAGAGCCGACCGGCCTCGGTGATCGTGGTATTCAGGACATCCGGCGGGATGTACTCAGGGAGGATCACCTGCAACTCGAACTGCGCCCTCCAGCCCGCCTTGAATGCTGGTCGGCAGCGTGTGACGCCGTTGCGCTGGATGGTCACACGGCAACGGTGCTCGTAGTCCCACTTCTTGGTACCGAGTGACGCGATCGGGGTCATCGGCAGCACGCCCGCGCGAAACAGGTCCATCGCCGACTTGCGCGGACTGCGCGGGTCCTGTCGATACTTCGCCGCATTGATGATCGTCGCGGTGAGGTAGTTGCCGGGGATACCGATGTAGCCGTCAGCGTCCCGGTAGACGTACGACTCCAGGTTGTCGGTCTTCTTTTCCTTCGACCCCTTCGGCCTGTCGGCGCCTTCCGCAATCGCCTCGACGTTCCACCCGTGGAACAGCATGTCGGCGACCCCTGTAACTTCAACGGATGCGAGATAAGGCGCCCGCGCCTGGATGAACGCGGTTGCGCCGTTGCTCACGGGACCAATCGCTGTCGGCATCGTTGTCTTCTTAGCCATCGTCGTAGCTCCTCTTCTCTGCGTTGACCACACCACGTCACACCGGACCTTGCCCCGACTTACCGCGCCCCGCCTCGGCCCGCCAAGCCCCGGCACGCCAAGCCGCGTCACTGCCCACCCGAGCGCGGCTGACCAGATCTCTCCTCACCACACCACGCCGTGCCTAGCCTGACCAAATCCAGCCATACCGTGCCTTAGCCGACCAAGCCAAGCCTGACCGAGCCACACCGAACCGTGTCGTGCCTCGCCGCGCCACGCCCCACTCGACCCTGCCCAAGCTCGCCGTCGCACAACCATGGCAAGCCCTGCCACGCCCCTCCCAACCTAGCCTCAGCACACCAGACCATGCCGAGCCCCACCAACACCAGACCCCACCGGACCAGACCCCGCCTCGCCGTGCCAGACCAAGTCAAGCCGCACCAGACCGCGCCTCGCCACGCCCCGCCTAAGCCGACCAAGCCTAGGCCTTCCTTGCCGCAGCTCACCCAAGCTCGCCACACCTAGCCAGGCCATACCCCGCCGGGCCGCACCTTGCCAAGCCAACCCGCGCCTCGCCCGACCATCGCTTGCCACGCCCTGATCACAGCCACTGCTTCACCCGTGGATCGACTGTCGCGCGCTCGTCGAGCGCCTGCGGGCTCCCCACCAATCGCAGCCCCTCGGCCGTACGTGCCCGCGAGAGGGCGACATACAACATGCCGGCGGTTCTGAAAAAAGGATCGCGGACGTTGATCTGCACCTTGTCCAGGCTCAGCCCCTGGCTCTTGTGGACTGTGCTTGCATATGCAACCCGCAGTGGCATGTAGATAATCCCCCCGACGATCTCCCACTTCCCGTCGATGAAGTCGCCCTTGCCCTGCTTGCGCAGCTCGGTCCTGCGCGCCGAGTCGCACGGCACGCGCACCGCCCGCTCGACCGGCGTCACCTTCACCACCTCGCCGGTGCGCTGCAGTCGCACATGCGCGCAGCCGTCCTCGGCGTCGACAATCGTCCCCAGGTCGCCGTTCACATACACCAGTTGGTGACTCTCGGTGTCGCGCTCGTTCGCCAGGATCATCACCAGCGCGCCGACTTTCAGCGTGAGCGTCTTCGGGATGCCCCAGGTGTGCTCGGGCTTCTCCAGCTGCCCCCACTCGCTGCGCAGCTTGCCGAAGCGGGTGCTCGGGAAGACGACCTCCCGCCCGGTGACCGCAGCCAGCCGCAGGTAGTTGTGCCGGTCGACGCTCTCGTTCTTCGCGAAGATGGTCGGCCCGTCGAAGTGCTGGTCGGTCTCCTGCTGGATGGCGTTGCGCGCTTGGAAGTAGTCGGCCACGACCTGGCCCTTGCCGCTCCTGGCGGCCCGCAGCATCTCGATGAACTCGGGGTCGGCCTGCCGGCGGATCTCGGTGAGGGTGATCACGTTCGGGGTGAACCGTCCCCACTCGCTACTCTCGAAGGCGTAGGTCGCCTTCACCGGTGAGAGCTGGAGGAAGTCGCCGACCAGCGTCAGGCCCATGGCCGGTGGCGGCGTGTCCTCATCGTCGGCAGTCCACTTCCCCAGCACATACCCCCGCCCGTTCACCTCCTCGATCGCCTTGACGATGTAGGTGAGCTGGTCGCCGGCCAGCATCGAGACCTCGTCGAGGATCAGCCGGCGCACCCCCGCTCGCCACAGCTTCCCCAGCTTCGCGGTGAGGAAGCCGTTGACGTAACTCTCCTGCAGGCTGGCGGTGTCGAAGTAACCCAGGATCGAATTGACTGTCTCGCCGCCCAGGTTGATGGCCGCGATGCCGGTCGTCGCGCAGAGGAGGAGCCCGCTCTCACGCGCCGCCCACTCCTTGGTCGCGAAGGTTTTCCCGCTGCCAGCGGCGCCAGCTAAGTAGGTGAAGGTCGGCACCGGCGACGGCCAGAGTCCGCTGTCCCCGCCTGCAGTGACAAGCGGCGTGTCGGGGCTGACCGGCGCCGGTACCGTCTCCTTGGGTACGACAGCCGGCCGGGGTACATCAGCCACCGGCGTAGGCGGGCGCAGCCCGAAGCTCAGACTCGGGTCAGGAGGGGTAGCCTGGCGCAGCATCACGTCCTCTGGATATGTTCCGCGCGCAGCCCCTTCGCCACTGTCCTGGGCTCGAACTTCACGACGCTCCCCTCCTCCAGCTCCTCGATGCGGCAGTCGTCCAGGCCGCTGTGGTGGAAGAAATAGTCACTCCCCACATCGCCGCCCTCGGTGCAGCGGATGAAGCCGAAGCCTCGCTCGGGATAGACCCGGTAGATGCGTCCGCGCGCACTCGGTACGACCGGCACGTCGTCGTCGGGCGTGACCATCTTGTTGCTGCTGTTGCTGACCCCCACGGCTGTCCTCCTCAGTTGCTGTCCGGATCGAAGCGCATTCGCTTCATCGTCATGCCGACCGCCTCGACCTCGCCCTCGGCGGTCAGCTCCGGTTCTGTCTGGATGAACTCCTGGAGGAGGCTCACGATCGGCCGCAGGTGGTGGCCGGCGATGACATAGTCGTGCTCACCGCAGATGTCACACTCGATGAGGAGCTGCACGACGAGGAACGGCTTGCCACCAACCTCCGCTGGCGGCTCGACAGTCACCGCACGACCACGCACTTGGGCTCGCATTACTCGTCCTCCTCCCAGGGCCGCAGGAGGAAGCGCGGTGTCGCCTCCCCGAGATAGGCCCCAAGGGTGTTGTAGGAAAACCATTCGCGCGCGTCCTCGTCGGTCATGCCGGCCTTCTTCAGCGCCGCGAGCACCTTCGCCTCGTCGTAGACCACCGCCAGCTCCTGGCCGTAGCCTTCGACCAGGCCGAGGATGGCCTGGTCGAAGTGCTCGGGCGGGTCGAGGAGGATCAGTTCGACGTCGTGGTCCAGCGCCCACTGGTTGATGACCGCGCGCGTCGGGCTGCTCCTTTTCCCCACCTTTGCCATGCCCACTCAGCTCAGCTCCTCAGGTTGTCCAGGTTCGCCCAGGCGTTCATCCAGTTCCCGCAGGCGCTGCACATCACCTCGAAGGGCACCTGGCCGTTGGCGTCCTTCGGGACGTCCTCCTGGTAGTACTTCTCGCCGCAGCCGTGGCTGCCCTCGATCTTCGTGAAGGCGCCGTTCTGGTCCTTCGCGCGCTTCTCGCGCTCCTTGCTGCACGTCCAGCTGTAGCGGATGTCGGCCCCGAACTCCCGGCCGGCGTGCTTCTGGATCATCGTCATGTATTCGCGGTTGCTCTTCGGCTTGCCCTTCTCGCCAAGCGCGCGGAGCAGATAATCCAGCTCGCTCGCCACGACCGACCGGTCCTTACCGCGAGGCCGCTCGTTGTTCGTCAGCCGCGTCTCGAAGGGCTCGTTGTTGTTCTTCCCTCCAGGCGACTGCACGATGAGCAGCGGATGGTCGCGGTCGAGCACCATGCGCACGCGCTGCGGCGGCGTCTTATCCGGCACGTCGAACAGGTCCCACACGGCGTTCAAGTCACTGGGTAACTTGAAGCGATAGCTTCCAGCTGGCGGCGGCGGCGCCCATCCTCCGAAGGTCGGGAGGTCTTCTAAGTCCTGTCCTGCGGTCGGGAGTACCTCATCCTTCAGTTGCCCTGCCAGCTCCGTTAGTGTCTTTCCCATCACTTGACTCCTTGACATCAGTCGGCACTCTCGCCGGTGGCTTCATGCCAGGCGGCGGCGGAGTCGTCGTCATCGTCGTCATCGGAGTCGTCGTCGTCGTCGTCGTCGGTGTCGAGTTAGTTGGGGCTTCCACGCGAGCCGTCCGCTTGCGGGCGGTAGCGACCGGTGCGGGGACCGCCAGTGCGCCACCATTGCCCGCAGCTGCGACGGCCGTCGGTGGGGCTCCGGGTGCCTGGGCAGCCGGCGGCTGCAGCGGTGGCATGGGTAGCCCCGCGGGAGCTGGCCCCGGAACCTCGACGTTCTGTTCGGTGACGAGATAGCTCTCGCCGTAGTCGCTCGGCGTGCCGGCGAGGCCTGGTGCGCCAGGGATCTCCTTCGCGAGGCTCGACGCCAGGTCGGCATCGAGCAGCTGGAAGACCTTCCCCAGGTTCGCCATCGCCCAGGGCTGCCCGATCGGGTCGACTAACTTATCGGGGAGTCCGGTCGGCGAGGCAGACGTCTTGAGTAAGTGCCGGCGGTTCTGCGGGTCGACGAAGGGACGCAGGTAGAGTGCGTAGTGCTCCTTGCCAGCCTCGTCCACGTCGCGCCCCATCTCGAAGACGTTGCCGAACCAGGCCGAGGCCTCGTCGGTCGCGGCGCGCCCGGGGAGCTTGGCACCGACGATGGGCAGGCCGCCCTCGTCGGTCGCTTCCATACTCAGCGCGGTGAAGACGGGGCCCTCGACCAGGTAGGGGATCGAGAGCGAGTTATTCACGAACTGTTGCCCACGCGACTGGCCGAAGCCGACGTCGGCTCTGTTGTTCCCGCCTAACTTCACCGAGCCACTGACGACGACGCCGCCGAAGGCCGGCTTCTCGCCGCCTATCTGGCCCGAGCCGCGCGCGTGGTCCATGTGCTCCATCACCACGCCGGTCATGCTCGTCATCCCGTCGTAGGCGACGCCGCCGACCATCTCGAAGCCGCGTGTCCGATGCACGTCTTCCCGTACCGTCAGCTCCGGCAGCGTGTGGATGTTCTTACAGCTGGCGCAGAAGGTCGGGGTGATCTGGGCGCGCGTCGGCAGCAGCGCCAGGAGGTTACCGGTCTTGGTGCAGCGCACGTCATACTGCGTCGTCACGGGCGCCACCAGCTCCACGGCCGGCGAGGTTTCCCCCGTCTCGACGTTGATCTTCCTGGGCCAGTAGCCGCGCGTGGCGAGATAGAGGGTCTCAATGCCTAGCCCTTCGGCGCTCCGGGTCCTCGCGCGCCAGAACCTGATCAACCCCTGCTTCATCAGGGCTTGTAACTCAGTCGGTACGGCGCCGCCGTCCCAGGAGTAGAGCAGCAGCACCTTGTGGTAGGTCTCCCAGAGATAGCGGGCGAAGCTCGCGAGCAGGCTCGTCTTGCCAGCTCCGGGAACGCCGAGGATCAAGGTCGCCGTGAAGATGCGCTTGGCGGCGGCTGGCGTCTCAGCCACGGGGCACCGCCCCCTCGATGACGCAGCGCACCGCGGCGTCCTTGGCTTCGAGCAGCTTGCGTAGCACCACCGTGCGTTCCGGGTTTTCGGGATACTTCTCGATGACCTGCCGTGCGAGGTCACAGAACGGTTGGCTCGCATCGCGCAAGCGGTTCGGTAAGTGCTCGGCGACGAAGAACTGCAGCATTCGCTCAGGCACGGGGCTTCTCCTCGCGCGTCACCACGCGCATGCCGAACAGGGGGTCGAGCAGTCCGTCGCGCAGGTCGGCCTCGAACTGGTCGCGCACCCTCAGCAGCTCCTTGCGCTCGGCGACCGTCGTGTGGTCCGAGGCGAGGACGATGAGCGCTCGCCGATAGGCCACATAGCGCAGCGTCAGCGCGTCGGTGGCAAATTCAGGCATGGACCCCTCCCATCGGTCGGAAGTGTGCGATCAGCTCTTTGACTTCCTCGGCGCTGCACCACTCGCCCGCGTCGACCTCCTCGGGGTTGTTGTCGAGGACGTTCCTCGCGAAGTACTCCAGCGCGGCGGCGATGGTCCGAGCGGCGCGCCCCTGGTTGCTCACGGTGTGCGCCTCCTGCTCCCGTGCGGCGTGCTGCACCAGCGCCTGGCGTGCGGCGAGCACACCCGCCTCGTAGCCGGCGAGCCAGGCCTGGTCGATGCCGACGTGCGGGTTCATCTCGGCGAACTGCTGCGCCGCTGCTGAGAGCGGTGTCGCCGGCTGAATGACCGGCGGCCTGGGCGGTGGCGCGCTCGTCGCTCGCGACGCCTGGTCGACGTGATAGGCCTGAGCGCGACCGGCGCCACAGTGCGGGCAGCCCTTGGTGAAGTCGCCCTGGTTCTCGGTACCGCATGCCGGGCAGGTCCAGGCCTCGATGTCACTCGACCCGGCGGCGTAGTGGCGGCTGCCGCTATCGATCGGGCTCACAGCCCCGGCCTCGTCTCGACGTCGCGCGCGTAGGAGCGCTTCCACACCCGGTCGCTCACGGGGGGCAGTTGGTGCTCAGCGCGCCACTTATCCAGGTCCTGCCGCGTGAACCCTTTGGTCGCCTTGTGCTTGTGACAGCCGCAGCAGAGGCCGCCAGGCCCCCGCCGCTTGCATATGCATGTCGCTCCGCAGATTGGGCACGCCATCACCGCCTCCACCACTGCGTCGTGAACACCTCGCGCCAGGTGTGCGGCACCCGCGAGTACGGAATGCACCAGGCGACTACCACAGCTACCCACAGCAGGATCGTCATCGTCGTCGTCACCACTCCTCCTCTCGCGTCGGCGGCAGCGGATGCTCGCGGAACCAGACCTCGATCGCGTCCTGGATAGCCTGGGCGAGCTGCATGCGCCGTGCTTCGCGTACGTCGAACCCGTATCTCCGTACCTCGTCGTCCTCGTTGAGGAAGCGGTCGGCCAGCTTCAGCACCATCGGATCGAAGGGCTTCGCGACCCGCCTCGGGCTCATCGCTCGTCCTCCTCCTCGGCCTCGGCGGCCTCCTTCGGGAGCAGGCCACGGTCGATGGCTTGTCGCAGCTCGGGGTCGTGATGCGGCAGGCGCGGCTGATACTGGCCGCTGCCGACCGGGTCGTCCCAGCCCTGGTGCCGGTGGCACACCGGCACGAACTCACACTGGTGGTCTTTCCCGAAGGGGCGGCACGCCCAGCTGCAGGGGATGCGCAGGTCGAGCGCCTCCTGGAACTCGGGGCTACTCCAGGCGTAGCCGTTCGCCTGCAGCTCGTACAGCTCCCAGAGGTGCGCCTGCCAGCGGCTCTCCTCGCCGGCCATGCTGGTGGTGAGCGCCCGCAGCTGCTGGTCCTGCCGGTTCATCGGCCCGAGGATGAAGCACACCCGGTCGAGGATGCTCGCCGGGAGGTTCCGCACCCAGAACTCATACGCGCCCAGGCTCGGGTCGCTGCCCTGATACGCGCGCCAGGTCGGCCAGTCGCTCTCATCGAGCAGCCAGATGCCGGTGCGCTTGTGCGCACGGCTCGCTCGCCGAGTCTCGCCCTCGTTGTCGGTCCACTCGTAGGCCGGCAGCCAGTCGTCCTTCGCCAGTGGGGGATTGCCAGGCCGGCGATACCCGTAGCAGAGCGCGCTCTGCTGCCGGCGGATGTCATCCGGGTTATACCGATCGCGCTTCCGCCCGCCCTTGTTCAGCCCGATGATGTACAGCTCGGTGACCTCGTGGCCGTACTTCGCCTCGACGTCGAGCGTCCCGAGCGCGAGCTGCGCATCGGTCTCCCACTGCTCGGCCCAGGCGTCGCTGTCCCAGCCGGTGGTTTTGCATTCCAGGTAGGCGAAGGTCTGGCCGCCGCGCCGCTGCGCCAGGAGATCCGTCCGGATCATCAGCGCCTTACCGGCGCAGCTTCGGCGGATGTGTTCAGCGGTGTCGAGCGGGGGTGCCCCGCAGCTGCAGGAGAGGAAGTGCAGCCGCTCCTCCTCGATGGCGCGCACCTGGTAGGCCGCGTGCAGCCAGGGGAGGAACTTCAAGCGCAGCGCCCAGAGCAGCCCTGAGATCAGCGCGACCTGTTCGTTGATCGTCTCGTCGGTCTGCGGGCCGGAGAGGATGCCGCGGAAGCCGCGCCCCTCGACGCGGTTCAGATAGGCGTTGCAGATGCCGTGGACGATGCCGCGCGTCTCGCCGACATCGGGCAGGCGGTCGTGTTCGGCGAGGATGCGGGTATACGCTTCCAGCCCCTGGTGCACCGAGATACCAGTGACCAGCGGGAGCGACTCGCGGCGCGCGGTGATGCCGTAGCCAGTGGGGCCGAAGTGGTACCCGAGGTAGCGAGCCCTGGCGCAGCGGCTGGTGCCGAGCTTGAAGCGTGAACGGTCGGTGAGCCAGATCGTAGAAGGCGCAGGGGTTCCCTGATCCGTCGCCATCGTCGTCATCGCAGGCCTCCGCTGGGAAGACAGAGCTACGCTGTCGTCGTGGTCGTCGGCGTCGTCGTCGTTGTCGTCGTTGTCGGTGGGCCTGAACCTAGGCCCAGAACTCAGGAGGCGGTCAAGTGCCGCCTGCCTTCCGGCGCCGTCGTGGCTTGAGGATCGCCTCGACGGGGACGCCGGTCGCTTTCGAGATCCGAAGCGCTACTCTCCCGCTGGGGTTTCTCCCTCCATTGCACAGTTGCGAGATCGTCGACTGGTTCACCCCGACTCGCCGTGCCAGGTCGTGCTGGCTTTCGCCGCTCTTCCTGAGATACGCGCGCAGGGTCGGGGCTGCCAGCTCTGTGAGTTTCGGCACGCTGCTCCTCCGCCGCTTCGCCATCGGGTTACCCCCCCTGACGGCGGAGACGCAATTTACTTCGCAGTCATCCGGTGCTGTCAAGACGTCACAGTTTCTTCACAGCTCCGAGGGTTCGGAGGAGGCGATGTCTGGCTGTAATTGCTAGACGGGCGATGACTTAGGGTAATTGCCTGCTACGCCTGGTCGGATATGCTTCAGGCACTATACCCAAGGGCTTGGGGTGGTGTATTGCTGTGGGACATCAGCCGAGGTCGGCAAAACTGTAGGGAAAAACAGCGCTCTCTGTAGCTTTCTGGGACTTTCTGGGTCATCTAGGGACATTCCCTATAGTGCGTGTGTCGTGACTTCTATACGGTTCATCGGGGGCCACCGCGCGCCGGCAGCCCCCGAGTGTGCGTGCCTACGCTTCCGGCCGGCGGTGCAGCATCCAGCGGGTCATGTTCCCTTTGCCCACCTTGCGCAGCCCCTCCATGGTGCCGAGGATCTGCGCGATGCGCGACTTGGTGAGGTGGATGCCGTGCTGCTCGAATACCTGGTGCAGCTCCGCGCTGCTGCGCGGGCCCTCCTCCATCGCCTCGCGCAGGAGCGTGTGCCGCTCCTGCTGGGTGAGTACCCGCTGCTGGCTCGGGGCGGCGCCGTTGCCGTTGTCGCGCTGGCTCGCGCGCATCTCAGCCGCCTGGCTGTATGCGCGCTCAGCGGTGCGCTGCTTCTCGCTGGTGCCGAGCGCGTCCATCACCTTCGCCGCGATCTCCAGCGCCTCGGCCTGCGTGCGGAGCGTGGCCGCCTGGGCGCGAAGCTTGTCTCCTAACGAGGTTGTCATTGTCGTCGTCTCCTACTGCGGCGCCTTCTGGTCGACCACCGTGGTCGGCCCGATCAGCGCCGCCATCTGTTGCCGCATGGTCTCCTCGGTCTCGCCTGCGAAGATCACGATCTTCAGGTTGGCCGGGATCGCCATGCCGTGTGACTCACGCGTCAGATCAATGGGTCGGCCCTTCTCCAGCAGCTCGCGGTTCCTGCGGGAGAGCCCGAGGATGAGGAGCAGCTTATCGTCGTCGAGGTGAGCGTTCGCAATGAACATCGCCCACCCCTATACCGTCTGTTGCCGCTCGTCGAACCGCGCCACCCGCAGCTGGTGCGCCTGGTCTCGCCGCTGCCGCTGCCGGCGTCGCTTCTCCTTGGCCTCCCTGGCCGCTTCCTGGGCCTCCTGGTGCTTCATCGAGGGGAAGCTGACCTGCCGCACCCCCTCGGCTCGATGCTTCGCTACGTAGGTCTCCAGCGTCCCCAGGTTCTTGGCCTCGAAACACGCCCCGAGCACCGCGAGGCTGAACACCCCGAGCCTGGGCACCACCAGCGAAGGCGGCGGCACCTTGTCGTAGACGTATCGCAAGTTGGGCACCTGGAACTGGTCGCTCAGGATGGCTCCCAGGCGCCTGGCCGCGAGGAAATTGAAGCAGCCGACTGCCGCCAGCTGCCCCCGGGTGAGGAGGTCGCTGCCGATGACGATGACCGCGCCGGTCTGGTTCTCCTGCAGCTGTTTGACGGCCGTTGAACCGAGGATGGCTGGTGCGAGATTCATGCGGCCTCCTCTTCCGGCACCGTGTCGAGCGCCGCCATGGTCGCCTTCACCCCGCCGCGCCCGAGCGCCTTGAAGAACGCCCGCAGCGCATCTCTCAGCTGGAACACCTCCTTCGGCGTTCCGCACTCAATCGTCCAGCGCACCTCCTTCCAGAACTGGTAGTACGCCGAGCTGGTGGTGTAGCCCTCGCCCTCGCGCGTGCGCAGGATCTGCGGCTGGAGGCGGATGCGGATCGGGCGTCCCTTCCGCTCCTTCACCGCTTCGTAGACCGGCTGGTCAACATCGAACACCGGGTCTCCTGAATATTCGGTCTGCATCTTCTTCGGCATCGTCGGTCCCCTCCTTCGGGACGCTCCACCCTAACATGCAAAGCAACAAAGCAACAAAGCTTCTAGCCTACAAAGCTGGGCTCCAGCTGGTGTCATCTTTCGCTGCGCCCCCCACCACTGGGGAGGCTTGACTCGGCCCCTGCTGAGGGTATGAAGTGGCGCCTTTCCCGAACAAAAACTCCGAATTCTGAGGTGCCTGCTATGCCCCAAACAGCCCCAGCTGACCCTCCTGCTCCCCCTCCAGCTGGTGTGCTGCTCGACCCCATTCCGGTCGTCATCCCGGCCGGCGGGATCAGCCTCTTAGCCGGCGCGCCGAACGTGGGCAAGACGGCGCTCCTGGCCTGGCTCCTGAAGTCGCTGCGCGACGGCACGCCCATCTTTGGGCATCAGCCCAATCCGCTGCCGGCCATCGCGGTCATCGCAGCCGACCGCCGCTGGGAGCGGGGCGCCGGCTTCTGGTTCGACCGGATCGGCTACCCCGAGGTGCTGCACTACGCCATGGCCGACGACAAGAGCTTCGACCCCAGGTCGCTCCGGCGCCGCTTCGAGCGCACCCAGCGGCTGATGGAGATGGTCGACCGGTTGAAGCTGCCAGCTGGCAGCCTGGTGTGCCCTGACCCGATCGGTCTGTTCCTCGGTGGCAACCTGATTGACTACGACACCTGCGGTGTCGCCTGTCATGAGATCCGGGTGATGCTGCGCGACCGCTCGCTGACGATGCTGGGCCTCGCGCACTCCGCGAAGCTGAAAGCCGACCCGCGCGAGCGCTACATGCGATTGCAGGACCAGATCCTGGGCAGCACAGCGATCTTCGGGTTCAGTGATACCCAGATGTATCTCGCCGGCCCCGAGGAGATTGGCGAGCCCTACTACGCCTTCTTGTGGCATCCGCACGGCGCACGGCCCGAGACCTTCCACCTGTCCAGGGACGAGCGCGGGCTGTTCGTCCCGTATGCCGGCACCTCCGACCAAGGCAACTGCACGCGCGTCCTGGCGCTCGTCCCGGAGAACGGTGACGAGATCACCTACATCGAGCTGCGCCGGCTGGCGGCGGCCATCCCACTCAGTTCTGCGACCCTGAAGCGCGTGCTGCAGACCCTGCTGGAGCGCGAGCGGATCGTCCGCAGCCGCCGCGGAGCCTACCGGCGCACGACGGTGCAGTGAGCGGGTAATGCCCCAGCGCAAGTTGATCCTGCGCAACTGGCAATGCCCCGGCGACATCGTGATGATGACAGCCGCCGTGCGCGACTTGCATCTGAGCTATCCCGGCCAGTTCCTCACCGACGTGCGTACGCCCTGCCCGCAGCTGTGGGCGCACAACCCCTACATCACGCCGCTGGCTAACTCCGAGGCGCCACTCTTCCAGTGCGACTACCCGCTCATCTGGAAAGCGAACCACGAGCCCTGGCACTTCGTGCACGGGTTCAGCGACTACCTCAATGAGAAGCTGGGGCTGACCATTCGCACGACGGCGCACAGAGGCGACATCTACCTGACCGAGGCAGAGAAGGGCCAGCGCACCCAGGTCGAGGAGGTCGTCGGGCAGAAGGTGCCCTACTGGCTGCTGGTCAGTGGGGGCAAGCTCGATGTCACCGTCAAGTGGTGGGCTGCCGAACGGCACCAGGCGGTCATCGACCACTTCGCTGGCCGCATCCTGTTCGTGCAGGTCGGCAACGCGGGGGACGAGCATCCGCCGCTCAGGGGCGTGGTCGACCTGCGCGGCCAGACCGACCTGCGCCAGCTGGTACGCCTGGTCTATCACTGTCAGGGCTGCGTCAGCCCGATCTCGCTCCTGATGCACCTGGCCGCTGCCGTGCCCTGCGACCCCTACGGCCCGAAGAACCGCCCGTGTGTGGTCATTGCCGGCGGCCGGGAGCCGCCGCACTGGGTCGCCTATCCCCACCACCAGTTCCTGCACCGCGTCGGCGCCTTGCGCTGCTGTGACGACGGGGGCTGTTGGAAGAACCGGGTTGTCCCCCTCGGCGACGGCGACAGCCGCGACCGCCTGGAGGAGCGCTGCGTGGATGTGGTCGAGCTGGAAGACCCGAGCATGAAAGACCCGCTCGTCACGCACCGCTACGCCAAGACGTCGCGCGTGCTGCCGCGCTGCATGCACCTGGTGACGGTGGCCGATGTGGTCCGCGCAATCGAGCTGTACTTCGAGGGCGGCGCTCTACGCTACCTGATGCCCGAGCAGAGCGCCGCCAGCCGGCCGCACGTACGCGACTAGCCGTCAGCGACTTCCTCGCCCTTCGCCCGGCGCAGCAGCCGCCAGACAGCACTATCGACCGCGCCCAAAGCGAACACCCGCCCGAACGCTTCGTCGGTGCTGACGCCCCGGCCGACCACCTCGGCGCGCCGCTTCAGCAGCAGCTCCTCGATGGCCTCCAGCTCCGCGATGACACCCTGGTCGAACCGCTTCATGTGCGCTCCCTCCTGCTAGCTGATGCGAAGAGACGGTTCCGCGAGACGGTATATCCCCCTGGAAATACCCCCTCTACAGGGGTTATCCCCTGTACGTACATATATTTAAACTAAAGCTCACGATCTCCCGAGCCGTGAGCCTACGAGCCTCCGGCGGTACAAGGCTCACCGAAAGCTCAGGGTACTGAAACAGTCCAAGGTATGGGGAACAGGGCAGTTAGCCCGAAAGCTCACTAAATCCGGTGAGTAGGAGGGGTACCCCCTAGCTCAGCCAGTAGCCAGCTCAGCGGGTATGTCATCAGCAGAGCTGCCCCTGGTGGCACGCCGCCAGCCGGCAGCACGTACGCGAACAGAGACGTGGTCTCCCGAATAAGTGGGGATCCTGTGTACCTACCGGTACGTACGAAAGCCCGGCGTTGCCCAGCTTGGACTGCATACCTGACCTGGGGAATGCCCAGGCAGGCGCCAGACTGGGACGCCGGGCTGTCGAGAGTTTAGCGCTTGCCGTTCCGCTCGATGGCGTCCATCAGCTGCAGGTAAGCGAAGACAGCGAGGCCGACGAGGATGGCGTCATGCCAGCTGCCAGGGGTGGTGAGAGCGTCGAGCAGGCCAGTCATCGCCGCACCAGCGCGTTGACGATCCACGCGAAGAGGCCAGTCAGGGCGATGCCCGACCCGACGGCCCAGATGATCAGGTCGTTCTTGGCCTTCTGGATATCGGCCCGCAGGTCGCCCCGCAGGCCCTCGATCAGCACGCGCAGGTCCGCGAGGTCGGCTCGCGTCGCCGCCTCGCTGCGCGGCACGACCGCTTCGGCCGCTTTGACCGCGACCTCCTCAGAGACGTGCGCGTCACGCAGCGCACGGTATAGCTCGGTCACCATGACACTCATACACGGATCTACCTTTCTCGGTGTCGTCATCGTTAGCAGGTGTGTCGGCGTTGCCCCGCCTGGACTGCAGACCCGCCGCTGCTGTCGCGGGCTGGTCGGGCCAGCCGACTGTCGCAGCGGCGGGCGCCAGACGGGGACGCCGACACGAGGGTTAGTCTAAATCCGCGATGGGCGGCCGGGGGCGCCGCTCGGCTTTCTTGGCGAGGTTCTGGGCCCAGACGAGGGGCTGGCGCAGAAGCGGGCCAGCACCACGCGCACCGGCTTTCCCAGGTAGGCGGCGATCGCCTCGATGTCGCCGGGCACGCAGCTGCCGGGCTGCCGGGTGCAGCAGCTGACGCACTCGGGGCAGGCGCAGGTCGTGCGGTCGAAGGGCGGCGCGACCGGCGGGGCGCTCATCGGGCCCCTCCCTCGCCGCCCGCCGCAGGCGCCCCGCCGGTCAGGTCTTCAGGCGGCAGGTCGGCGAGGCAGTCCTGCGCCAGCACGGGACTCGCGCCGATTGCCGTGCAGACCTCCTGAATGGCCTGCGGCAGGCGCCCGTGAGCGCCAGCCGCCAGCAGCTGGCCGCCGCGCGCGTCGCGCTCGCCCTGCCAGCTGGTGCGGTACGCCCCGTAGACAATCGTGCGGCCGTCTGTCTGGTGCTGCCGGACCTTGAGGGTCCAGTGCCGGGTCGCGTTGGCCTCGTAGCCGTTGCCGCCGGTCCACGTCGACGCCTCGGCCAGCACCGGCCAGTCGTCCTCGGCGATACGCACCGGCGGTCGGCCGGTCAGGGTGATGGTGCGCAGCTTGCGCTCCGGCTTCGGTGCCGCCGCCGCTGCTGGCGGCGCGTCAGGCACGCTGTAGCGCCCAGCCGGACGGGCCGTCGTGTTGCTCTGCTGCGTGTGCTGGGGTGTCGCTGCAGCAGTTGGCGGCGTGAAGGCCGGGTTAGTGTCGGTCGTGCCGCCGCGCAACCCGTCGCACTCGCTGTTGTCGGGGTAGTGATAGCTCTTGCAGACCGCGCAGTAGCGGTGCTGCCTCTCGGGCGTGTCAGCCATGGTCGTGTCCTGTTCTATCGATGGTGCCGGGGAACCGCCCGGCGTCGGTCGTGCCTCTCTCAGTGTATCGGTCGGTTGTCTCGCGTCCCAGCAGTCTGCCCGGCACTCAGGGTGCCAGCATCAACAGTAGCTGCTCGGCCCCGTAGACGCGCCGCGCCTCGCACACGGGGCACGGGTAGCGGCGCGCGTCGGGCTCCACATTGTCGACCTCTGCCCCACACTGGAGGCAGAGGCCTTGCTGCTGGTCGGCCCGGACGAGCGCTTCGATGCGCTCTAGGGTGATCGAGGGGTGGAGCGCCATTACTGCTCCTCCTCGCTGCTGCCTGCAGCTGCCGGCGGTGGCTCAGGGTGCCAATCGGCCAGATGTTTGTTGACCATGCCGGTCAAGATGCTGGTCGCCGCTCGGGCGTTGCGGCCCTGGCGCCTGACTGAGACTCGCGTATTGCAGAGCGGGCACATCCAGTACCGATGCGTCGGTGTCAGCCGCACCGCGCTGCGGTCGATGGTGTTCTTCGGCATCAGCGCGCCTCCTCGACCACATCGCCGTCCACGGTCGCCGCTGGCAGCTGCCGGGGCTGCTCGGCCTCCAGCCGCTGGCGCTCGGCCTCGACCGCTTCCTGCTGCCACCGCCAGACCATGCGGTTGACGCTGTCCACGCCCTCACCGATGCTGCCCCAGTCCCACCGGTAGCCGCTCACCTGCTGCTGCCTACTCGTGCGCTCGCACGCGATGCCCTCGCAGCCCAGCGCTTCGGCGAGCCGCCCGACGAGCGTCCCGAAATTCCCCGGCTCGCCCCGCTGCTCGCGCAGCTTCTCCAGCCGCTTGTCAATGGTCGCGAGGGTCTTCTGCATCCGGGTGACCTGCTGCAGGTCGAGCCGGAACACGTCGTGATACTCGATGCTCCAGCCGTAGACGGCGCTCTGCCGGTCGGTCGCCCGCTGCGTGCGCTCGTCGCCTTGTGCCGTCAGCTGCAGGCCGGAGTACTTGAACCCGGCGCTATAGTCGTCGTCCACGTAGACCGGGACGTGCTGGTGCGCCGACTGGTCGTACTGCTGGCCCCTGACACGTACGCGCAGGTGGAAATAGCCGTTGCCCCGCTCCTCGCTGACTGCGAGATAGAGCGGCTGGTCGGTCGTCTTGGTTCTCGTCTTGGTTGCCATGGTGTCCTCTGCTGTCCTGTTCGTGGGTGCCGGATGGCCCTCCGGCGGGGCGTGCCGCTCAGTCTACCTTGCATATGCATCGCGGCACACGCATATGCAACCTCTAGGCGCCAGCAGCTGCTGGCGCTCACTCGCCGCTATCCTGCCCCTCGGCAGAGACGGCCTTGCGAACCCTCGCCGCCTCATGCAGCTCGCTCGCGGCCTCGCTCAGGCTCGCCGTCGCGGCCTGCAGCCGGGGGCTGTCGTACTCCTCGCCCAGTGCCCAAGCCGTCGCCAGCGTCAACTCGACGGCCATGGCGAGCGCCTCCAACTGCTGGGAGATCGTCTTGTGCGTCGTGCGCTGGCGGCGCCGGGCGCGGTCGAGCAGATCGTCGCGGGTCGGGCGCTCGTCCACCTCCAAGCCGCTCGACGGGCAGTCGCTCTGGTTGAACAGGTGGATCGGCAGCTTGCCGTCCACCAGCTGGAAGCTGGCAGAGCAGTCGGGGCAGACGTAGTAACGCGGTCGTGTCGTCTTCATCGTCGTTCGCTCCTTTGTGGGTGATGGCTGGTCTGGTCATCGTCAGTCGAGGCCTCACGCCCCGATACCCGCCCACGGTCCGCGTGGGCAGTTTCGACCGGTCAGTTAGTCGCGCCAGTCAAGGTCGTACTTCTCCGGGCTCATCTCACTCGTGCGTGTCCGGTTCGTAGCACTGCTCGCACGTCGCGAGCCCGCACCCATACTCCACGCCCGGCTTGGGCCGCATGCCGGGCGGTACCGCTGGTGCGTCAGGGTGCAGCTGCGGGTGCGCGTGCAGCTGCAGCCGGGCATAGCTCGCGATGCGGGTGGCCGTGTCGGCAATGTCCTGCCACCCGGCGGTGTTCAACTCGCCGGGATTGTCGCGTTCGTTCTCCAGCATGCTGGCGATATCGAGGGCCAGCTGCGCGTGGACACGGATCGGGGTTCGCTTGGTCATGGTCGTATCACTCCTCAAAGGGCGCCCCCAGCAGCTGCCGGGGGCCGGTTTTCCTGTCTGGTCTAGCGGTCGTCCAGGTTGAACTGGTCGCAGCCGCCCTCGGTCTCGTAGTAGCTGCGCGCCCAGCGCTCCATCGCGGTGCGCGCTCGGTTGTTGAACCGGGGCTGGTAGTCGCCAGCCCTCAGGCGGCGCGTGTTGTCGGCCTTGGCCTGCTGCAGGCGCCGGCCGTGTTCACGGCGGCAGCGGAGGCACTCACACTGGCTGTCGTAGGGGTGCTTCATGAGTCCGTCTCTCCAAGGAAAAGCCGGCAGCCTCAGCAGCTGCCGGCGGGTTATCGGTCGGGGGGCTAGAACAGGTCAGCATCGGCCAGCGTCGGCGCGGCCACCGGGCGCAGCACCGGCACGGTCGGCCGCGCCGCCACCGGGACCGGGGCAGGCTGCCGCTTCGCCGCCGGCACGGGCAGCGGGTTCGCCGTCGAGGGTGCCGGACCTTGCGGCTTCGGCGTGCGGGGCACCTTGCTGCCGCCGCCGCCTTTGGGGGCTGCAGGCGGAGCGCTCGGCGGGTCGGCAAGGGTCAGGGCCGGGCCGGTCAGCTTCGCCGCCTCCGCCTCCCGCCAATTGCGCTCCTGCCGGAAGCTCCGTTCCAGTGCCGCGAGCACTTCAGCGGCCGGACCGCTCAGCCCGCGTGCGGCGATGGCCTCTCTCAGGCTCCAGCCTGCCGCGTCGAGGGTTTCATCGTCGAGCCGCCAGAACCCGACACAGCCCTGCTGCATCAGGTAGAGCAGGGCCCGGTGTCCCAGCTGGGGGCGGGCCTCGCCGTCGAGGCGGGCAAAGGGCGGGGCAGGGACGTAGTCAGCAACGGCGGTCGCGGTATTCGTGGTTTTCATGGTCGGTCACTCCTTCGTGGTTGGTCGTGGTTGGTCGTGGTTGGTGTTTCGCTCCCGGCGGCTGCCGGGGCACTTCACAGCCGGTCAGTTCCGGCGACACGCGTCGGCAGGGGTGGTCCGCTCCCCTGCCGGTCGTCTGCAGCGTCAGCCCTAGGCCGCCACCAGCTGGCGGGCCAGGGTGAACGCGCTCAGCTTCACATCGGCCGCGTCGCCGAAGATCGCGCCGACCGTCGCGTTGCGCTTGCCGGCGTCGCTCTGCGCTTCAGCCGGTCGGACGTGGTCGAAGTACTCGGTCACGGCGTTGTAGGCGCCCCAGGCCGACACCTCGCCCTTGCCGACCAGCTGGTTTGCCATGTCGGCGCCCTTGCCGGCTGCCATCAGCGCGGCGATGGCGTCGCGGCGTGCCCGGTAGCGGTCGCTGATGCGGCCGGTCGAGTCGAGCGCCGCTGCCGGGATGACGGCGGCGATATACGCCTCCAGCTGCTTGCGGTTCATCGGGGTTTCGGCCAGCTTGCGGAACGTGTCGCCGGTCGTTTTGATCGTCGCCATCAGCTGCTTCATCAGCTTCGCCGCCTCGTCGATGCGCTGGTCGGCGCTCGACGTGTGCTTGATGCTGATCCAGCGCTTGCCGTGCTTGCCGCCGGCCGCGCTGATCGCCATGTTCAGGGTGTTCTGGCAGACCACCCTGATGCCCGTCGCCATGTCCTGCAGCGCCACCTGACCGTCATGACCCCAGTAGAGCAGGTTGTAACCGCGCACGTCGTCGCCGGGGACCGGAGTGATCGTCGCGTCGCTCATGCGGAGCAGCATGAAGCAGCGCTCGCCGTTGCCGAGGGCGGCGGTGCAGGCCGGCACGACGTCGAATTCTTCGCACATCGCCCGGGCGATATCGACGGCGCGGCTGTTCTGGATGTGGACGTGGTCCTTGCCGACCACGCCCAGCTGGGCGGCCACGGTGCCATCGGCGTTGTAGCGCACGGCGGCGCGGTGGCTGGGGACCGGAGTGCCATCGGGCAGGTGCAGGGTTTCGGAGCCGACGCGGTAGTTCATGCCGGCCTGCTCCAGGGCGAGGTCGACGCGCTCGGCCGGGGCCGTCTTGAGCATCAGGCTCAGGATGTTGGCGCCGAGGCCGTGCCACGGAGTGGCGTCGATGTAGGCGATGGAGTCGCGGCCGTTGATGTTGAGGATGTTGTGAGCCATGGTGTCTGTGCTCTCTTCTGCCCCCTCAGGGGGCTGGTTGACTGGTTTGTCTGGTCGGAGCGGATGTGCTCCCCTGCAGCCCTCAGGAGGGAGGCAGGGCAGGACACCCGCCGGGGGTGGTCTGCCTCAGGATCTAGCGGGTGAGGACGAACGCCGCGCCGCCGCCTAGCGTGGCAGGCGTCAGCTCGATCCACCGGGCATTGTTGACGTCGTGCAGCACCACCCGCTCACGGGTGGCCGTGATGACCGGGTTGTGGTCGAGCATTTCCTGCGCTTCGGTCGAACTCAGCGGGAAGCTGATCCCGTAACCGCGCTGCGGCAGGGTCATCAAGTAGGGACGGTCGACGGTCGTTACGGTCATGGTGTGTCTGTCCTTTCGTGGTCGGAGCGGATGTGCTCCCGGCAGCTGCTGTCGAGTGCCCAGCGGCTGGCGGCAGAACATCTGCCGTAGTCGGGGTGCCAGAACCGCCTTGGAGCGCTTCAGCCGTGCGCTCGCCGTCGTCTCTGGCTGTCGGGGGTCGGCCATTGCTGGCCGTAGCAGCCGGTGGTGCTCTGCCTGGGGTGTGCGTCCCTGGTATCTGGCATCCGGTCGTCGGTTCGCTCTGCGGGCCTATCCACTCTCTGTCTGTCAGCTGAGGGGGACCGGGTTTAGCCCAAGGGGGCCTGACGGTCTCTTCGCTGGCTGCCGGTCACCGACCACGGTTCCAGGGGGTTTGCAGTCATCGCCTGGGTTTAGCAGCTCTGCCTCAGCGGTCGACTGCTCCGGTCAGCTGCTGTCACCAGCTGCCCATCGCGGCTTCCCCGCTTCGCTTGCCTCTTCTGTTGTCAATCGGCTGGCTTCGGGCTGGCCTAACCAAACCCGGCGGCTACCTACCTTGCCGCGCCGCCGCACCGAACTAACACGACAATCGTAGTTTGACGCTTTGAAGCTTTGCAAGCTACAAGCTTTGGTAGCACAACAGTAGCGGCACCACGACATGTAGTGGTCGAGCTGGTCTAGTTTCGTCAGGAAGCCGTAAAAACAGGCCTGGAGTGTACCGATCTCGTGCTTGGCTAGCACGAGGTCACTGGCTGCAAGTACAGCAGCTGCAGCAGTTAGCGGCAGGGCTTGTACAGAGGGCGCTTGTACCGGGTCGGTTTCAGCCCCTGCAGCTGCCGGCGGCGGGCCGCCTCAGCTGGTGGCGTCGAGGGCGCTCGACCGCTCCAGGGACGCGCGTCGAGGCGCGCCAGCGGCGCCAGGAGGCGCCAGGAACGACGACCGCGCGCAGCGCCACCAGCTGCCGGCCGCCTGCCGCTGCCAGCCGTCGCCTGCAGCTGCAGCGGGCCTGGAGCTGACGGCGAGGGCGACAGCGACGCCTCAGGGCGTCGATGTCGGCGTCATTGTCCGCGAGGCCGTAGGGCGTGGTGCGTGTACGGGCCCGTTCGGACGCAGCAATAAAAAATTTTGCGGAAAAATTGGAGCATCCTGCGGCCGCCGCCAGACGGAGACCGCGACCGCCCTGGATGACGTCAATCAGTGACATGACACCAGGTCATGGCGCTGCGGTGCGCGTGCCGAAAAATTTTTTCACACCTGTCGGCCGGCTCTCGGCTACCCTGACATGCATATGTTTATCGCCACCTCCCCACTGAAAGACGGCAGAACCCTCCTGCTCCTCGGCCTCTCCGCCGAGAACCGCCGCCACGACCTGGCACTCCTCAGGCGCATCCAGGACGCCCTGGGCGAGGAGTCGCTCGACTACGCCACGGTCGACTGGGTCGAAGTCATCCGGCAGGCACGCCAGCAGCTCGACGCGCGGAAACAGCAGTCGGTCCCTTCGGCCGAGGAGCCACACTGAAATGAGTCGCAAAGTTCTCGTCCTCGAAGAAGTGCTCGGGATGCTCCAAGCCGTCGGCGCCAGCCGCAGCCTGGTCGAGAAGTTCCGCGCGCAGGCCGAGGCGGTCATCGACCGCAAGTCCGAGCGGGAACTGGACGAGGTGACGGTCGCCAGCGGCTTCGGCGCGCAGTCGGGCAAGGGACACGTCGACTTCACCCTGAACGATGAGCGGTCGCAGATGGAGCCAGCCAAGGCGCGCGAGATTGGCCTGATGCTCATCGAGGCCGCCGAGGCCGCGATGTCAGACGAGATGTTCGTCACCCTACTCCAGCGAGTCGGACTGGACGCCGCCGGCCAGGGACGGCTGCTGCTGCAGCTGCGGGAGATCCGTCAGGGGACGCGCGGCACCAGCTGGCCCTCTTGAAAGGAGCCGCACTGTGGCTGACCTCCACGTCCTCGACCTCGGCTGCTGCCCGAGCTGCGGAGAGCCGATGACCGGCTTTGCCGGCGGTCCCGAGGCGCCCGCGCCAGGGGACTTCTCCATCTGCGCCTACTGCGGAACCTATCTCGTGGTCATCGAGGGCGGTCTGCGGCGGCTCACCAACAAGGAGTGGCAGGCGCTCAGCCCGGGACACCGCGCCTGGCTGACGCATGTGCGGGACAACAGGCCACGCCCGCCGCGGGAGAGCTGAGGACCGCACAATCCGGCGCAGTGGGTTTCCCCCTGGTTTCGGTGTCGAACCGGGCCTCGGAAGGGGTAAAACCATGTCAAATCGGCCAGAGTGCCAAGTGCCATCCAAGTGCCAACAGTGCGCCATGGCACACGTGCGCACCCACGCCGGTACAGAGAAAAGGCCCAGCCGCCTCCCCCGAGAGCTGAGCCTCACTTCTTTTCCGCGCGAAGTTCCCTTTACGCGGCGTGCCGAGTTTACCGCGGAAGCACGCCGAGCAGTCCCAGGACGACCAGGAGCAGCACCGCAATCCAGAGCGGCGCGCGGCCAATGGCCGACAGCACGGTCACCACGAAGGCGGCGAGCAGCAGCAGCACGGTCACTGAGAGCACCATCATTCGCCTCCGAAGCACCCGCTCGACGAGGCGGGGATTGACTGGCATGCGGTCTACGAACTTCCTGTGTTCGGTGTGGGCAGGACGACCAGGACCGGTTTTCCGGCTAACTTGGCGAGCCGGATGGTATGCGCGGTGCCGCGCGACAGTCCGTCCCAGAGGGCGACCACCCGTTCAGCCCGCTCGACGATCGTCGCGTTGCGCCGGAACCCAGCCGACCGCCCGAACCGATCCCAGTCGGCCGGATACACTTCGACGGCCAGCCCGCGGGCGCGTGCCGCCTCGACGGCCATGGTGTCGACTCCGCGCGCTCCACCACTGATGACGACGTCGTCAGGCTCCAGCGTCTCGATGACGTGCTGTACTGCGGCGAGGTCCGTCCAGCTTCGTGACCCGACGATGGCGACACGCATCGGCCCTACTGCGGCTGACCGGAGGGCGCCATCGGCGTGAAGCCGGCCATCGGCTGCCCCTGCACCGGCATCCCGCTGAAGAGATGCTGCACGGGCGCTCCGCCCGGCTGCTGCCAGGGGTTGGCCTGCTGCCACGGGTTGGCGAGCGCGCCTGACTGTGCCGCGCCGGGCTGGCCGCCGCCAGCTGCCGGGCCGCCCTGCTGACCGCCGCCGCCGATCATCCCGCCGCCCGCACCTGGCGGCGTCACCGGTGTCCCGCTCGTCGTCTGGGGTGGCTGGGCCCAGGGCGAGCCCATCCCGGTCTTCGCCTGCGGCTGGCCGCCCATCCACCCCATCCGCGGGTTCGGCGCGCCCTGGCCCATGGCCGTGCGGCCGGTGACCTGTCCCTGGCTGCCAGGCTGGACCTGCGGCGCGCCCATCCCGTTCCCAGGGAAGCCGCGCAGCAGCCCGCCGAAGATGCCGCCCGCGCCCACCGAGCCGCCCCAGGGGCCGACCTGCATCCCGGTCTGCGGGGCAAATCCGGTCGGCGGCTGCTGCGCCCCCGGCTGCTGCGGCTTCGCCGTCTGCGGACCACCCTGCCCGCCAGCCGCGTTCTGCACCGCGCCCGCAGCTGCCGCGACCGGCGCCGCACCCGGCGTCGTCGACATCGCGGTCGGCAAGCCGCCGCCAGCACCCGCGGGGAGCTTGGTCTGGCCTGGCTGCAGCCCGCCCATGGCGCCCATCATCGGGCGCGCCATCTGGTTCACTCCGCCGGTCAGGGCGCCCATCCCCGGCATCTTCCCGGCGCTCCCGGCCAGGCTGCCCATCGTGGTCGACAGCGTTCCCATCTCAGGCCTCCTTGCGCCGCAGCAGCGCGGCAGTCACATCCAACACGAACAGCTTCCCAATCGTCGGCAGGAACCCGAAATGGACGAGCAGGTCGCTCGCCGCGTCGTTCCCCTGCTCGGCGCCGCAGTAGACGGTCTCGATGCCGCTCCCTTCGAGCAGCTTGTCGGAGGCGCGGAGCAGCTCCAAGAGCACGCTTCCCTTGCCTCGGCTCTCGGGGGCAATCCACCAGTTGTCCCAGTGGACCGCGGTGAAGAAGGCGCAGGTGCCGACCACCGCGCCGCCTCGCTCGACGACCACGATGCGCCACTCGCTCGGGTCGCCAGGGAGCCCCTTGCTCTTGTAGGGCTCGATGTCGTCGAGCTTGTCCCATTCCTCGGGTGGCAACAGGCGGGTTGTGAGCATCCGGGAACGAGTCTCCACAGCCAGGGGGATCTAGACAAGATCCCCCACCCCGTGCGTAGCTTACTCGCGTGCTGAAGCGCCTGACCAGCTTCTTCTATCTCCGCGCGCTCAGCCGTGAGGTCACCGCCATCCGTGCCGCCCTCGAAGCCCAAGCCGCTGCGCTTACACGACTGGCAGATCACGTCACAGGGCACAGTGGAGCGCCGCCCGAACGCACCGTCGTCCAGGCCGAGACGGAGGTCAGCTTCGCGGACCCGATCGACCTCCAGCTCGCCCAGGACTACGTCGAGCGCACCACCCGCGACACCGGCCACATCCCCGACGACGACGAGATCCTCGTCCACCTCGGCGACGAGAAGACCGTCGACCTCCACCGCCGACTCGCCGAGCGCGACGCCGAACTCGCTCGACTCTCCGCCGACCGGAACTGGTGACGAGGAGGAGATGGCTATCCAGGCTCACGAAGGCGTTCCGCCCCGCGCCAAGCCCAAACCGCCGAAGGCACACGCGACCCGCCAGATCCTGCGGCGCCTGGCGCCGGCCGCCACCACCACCCGTCCGCTCGAAACCCGCCTCACCGCCATCGAGCGCGAACTCTCAGGCGACGGGGTGGACGTCTTCGTGTCGCAGATCGGCGGGCGCCAGCGCCTGGTCGACCTCCTCAGCCTCGCCGATGCCACCGGCGAAGGCGACCAGATCATCGCGCTCCTCCTCAACCCGGAGTACGAGCACCTGAGCCTGCGGCGCCTCTGCGAGAAGGCCGGCATCACCATCGCGCACCTCCTGGCGGCCTACAAGAAGGCGGCGATCGTCGCGGCGCACATCCAGGCGATTCACATCATCGCCGGCAAGGTCATCCCGGTGGTCGAGGACGTGATGATGCGGGCCGCGCCCATCGCCATCCCGTGCCCCGAGTGTCGCGACCACGAGGCCAAGGTCGCCGCCTGTCCCTTCTGTGGTGGCACAGGCCAGATGCTCAAAGACCCTGACATCGCCCGGCAGCGGCTCGCGCTCGAACTCGCCGGGCTCATCGAGAAGCGAGGGATTGTCGTGAACCAGAACACCGCCATCTCCGCGCCGGCCGCGACGACCGCCGCCGTCGTGCAGAGCACCGGTACGCTCGAACAGCTGCACCAGGCGGTCGGCGAGCTGCTCTTCGACCCGAAGCGGCGCCGCAAGGCGAGCCCGGCGCTCGCTCCCGGCAGCCACCCACCGCGCCCGCAGGAAGAGGACGTGCCGCTGCCCTACACCGACCCGCACGTCATCGACCTGCCGCGCGAAGAGCCGGCCGACCCCGACGGCAACGACGACGACAACGAAGAGGAGGACGAGACATTGACCACCCGACGAACCTGACATGTACCATCCCGACCTCATCGCCGAAGACGAGGAGGAGGTCTCGATCGCCTACCAGAAGGTGTTCAAGACCGCCATGCCGCGCTACTCGGTCGCCGACTCGGCCGCCCTGACCGCGCAGGTCATGGCGACCTTCGACGAGGAAGCGGGCAAAGAGATCCGTCCCCTCACCCAGGAGGAAACCCACTTCGTTCGCTCGACCCAGGTCCGCATCGCCTACGACTTCCCCTACTTCGCCGAGCGCTTCGTCTGGATCGACAAAGAAGGCCACGGGCTCCGGCCCCTCTGCCCGCTGTGGGAGTCGCAGCGCCTGGTGCTCGACCAGCTCGCGCGCCTGGAGATGGCGCACGTCGAAACCGACAACCCCGACGGGCTGCTCCTCAACGTCCTCAAGGCGCGGCAGCTCGGGGTCTCGACCCTCGCCGAGGCCCTGGTCGCGCACCGCCTGGTCACCCGGCCGCACATCCGCGCTCTCTCGGGTGCGGACGTTGAGGAGCAGGCGGGCTATCTCTTTCGCATGGTCGTGCGGATCTACGACCAGCTGCCCTGGTTCCTGCGGCCTGAGAAGACCTACTTCGTCAAAAACCGCGAGCTGACCCTCACCAACGACTGCTTCCTGAAAACCGCCTGGGGGAAGTCGACCCGCGGGGCGCTCCAGAGTGTGAGCGGCCTGGAAGGCTCGAAGGGCTCGATCGGTCGCGGCCAGACCTATTCGGTCGTCCATATCTCCGAACTCCCCACCTGGGAGAACCCCGAGCAGCTCGACACCGCGCTCCTCCCGGCTATTCCCTACTCGGCGGATACGCTGGTCCTCTACGAAGCCACCGCGGAGTTTGCCGGTGACTGGTGGCACAAGCACTGGCTCGCCAGCGGGGAAGGGGAGGGACGCTTCAGTAACATCTTCATCCCCTGGAGCGCGGAGCCGAGTAAGTACAGTCTGCCGGCACCTATCGACTGGTCACCTAGCTCCACCACCACCGCGCACGCCGAGAAGTGCGAGCGGGATAGTCCGAAGTGGTTCGGGAAGACGGTCACGCTCTCTCGCGACCAGCTCTATTGGTATGAGCGTACGCGCGCCTTCTACGAGAAGAAGGGGCAGTTATACAAATTCCTGAAGGAGTATCCAGCCGACGACCAGGAGTGCTTCCAGTACGCGGGGCGTTCGGTCTTCACCCTCGACCAGCTCGAACAGATCGACCGCGCTGGGTCGCGCCGGCCGCTGCGCGACGTCTGGGCTGTCGAGCCCGCGCTGGAGATCGCGGCGCTGCGCCGAGGCGAGGGCGAGAGCAGACTCTCGCCCGATCTCCAAGCCAAGCGGGTCATCCCGCCGCTCGCGCCGCACGAGTCGCGCTTCGGCACCACCATCCAGCACGACACCAACCCGGTGCCGCCAGGCTACGGCTTCCGCCGCCTCACGCCCTCCCAGCTGAAGGCGATGCCCTCGCTGCGCCACTCCGCGCTCGCCATCTGGGAGTACCCGCGGGTGCGCGGCCACCGGCGCTACGTCATGGGCGTGGACGTCTCCGACGGGCTCGGCCTCGACTACTCGGTCATCGACGTCATTCGGCACCCGACGATCGAGGAGCCGGCCGAGCAGGTCGCGCAGTATGTGACCAACCGGCTCGACCCGAAAGCCCTTGCCTATATCTGCGACGCGATCGGGCGCTACTACTGCGACGAGGACGGCGTCGAGGCGATGGCGGCGATCGAGACCAACAACCACGGGCTCGCCACCCAGGACACGCTCCAACTCCACCTGGGCTACGCCCACTTCTACGTCTGGGAATACGCGGACGCGGCCTCAGCCGAGCGGCGCTTCTCGACGCGCATCGGGTGGTCGACCTCGCCGCGCACCCGGCCGCTCCTGCTCGCCAGTTATCACGGCGCGATCACCGCCTTTGACGAGATCTCCAAGCTCCCCGACCTCATCCTGAATTCGCCCATCACCCGCGGGGAGCTGCGCCACTTCATCACCCAGACCACCATCGGCGAGGCCGAAGCCGCGCGCGGGCAGCACGACGACTGCGTCATGGCCTCGGCCATCGGCTACTACGTCGCCTGGCGCATGGCCGGCGGCGAGATCGAACCGATCGCCGAGCGGCGCCGCCGCCGCGCCGCGCTCGACCACCTGAACCAGGAGAAGAGCCAGCCGATCCCCGACTACCGGAATTCACCCACGACGGCCGAAGAGGCCGACGACCTGGAGGCCGACGATGCCGACTCCCTCGCAGACGACCCCTATGCCCTCAGCGCGGACAGCGACAGCGCCGGGCTCTACTTCGACGACCGCAGCCGCGCCTGACCCAGAGCAGGGTCGGGTCGCCCTGCCGAATCAGACCGCCGCGACCCTAGTGGCCGAGATCCAGAAGCTCGCCTGGCAGCTCGCGCGCCTCCCCGGCAAGGAGGCACCCGTCGCCGGCCTGCAGCTCTCGCCAGCCGACTGTAATCGCCTGGAGGAAATAACCGGATTCGGCTCGACCCGCTCACCAGAGGTCTTCCTCGCCGCGGTCGACCGCCTGGCCTCGATGCGCTTCGGCGACATTCGCGTCCCCTTCACGCCGGGGCAGCTCGAAGAGATCGCCCACCGCGCCAGTAAGCGCGGCCGCACGGTCCAGGCCGAGATGCAGGCGGTCGTGGACCGCATCCAGGACGAACTGTTCCACCGCGCACCGACCGCGCCGGGGGCCTGATGTCGCTCGGACCCTCCCACGTCGTCTACCGCACCGGTTCCCCCACCTTGGGCGTCCCGGTGCTGGAGGTCGGCCACCAGCCGCCGCGCCGCCCGAACCGCCTACGGCTCGCCCTGCGCCGGCTCTGGCGCTGGCTCATGTCGCCCTTCCACCGATGACCAACGCGTGGCTCGGGAATCTCGGCGGCCTCGGGGTGGAGGCGGAGGCCTCCGGCGGCAGTGGTCCGCAAGGGCCGCCCGGCCCGACCGGCCCCGCTGGCCCCGCTGGTCCCGAAGGTCCTGCCGGCCCGCAGGGCGCGACCGGCCCCGCTGGTGCGGACGGCGCCACCGGTCCCGCTGGTCCGCAGGGAGCGACCGGTGCGACCGGCCCAACCGGTCCTCAAGGCATCCCTGGGCCGACCGGCCCCGAAGGTCCCCAGGGCCCGCAGGGCACCGGGCTGACGGTGCTCGGCACCGTCCCGACCGCCGCCGACCTCCCAGCCACCGGCAACCAGCCCGGCGACGCCTACATCGCCGCCGACACCGGGCACATGTGGGTCTGGGGCTCGACCGGCTGGGTCGACGCCGGCATGGCGCAAGGCCCCGCCGGCCCCGCCGGCCCAGCCGGCGCCACCGGTCCCCAAGGTCCTATCGGCGCCACCGGCGCCACCGGTCCCGCCGGCCCCCAAGGCGCGACCGGCGCCACGGGTCCGCAAGGGGCCGACGGGACCCAAGGACTCCCCGGCGCGACCGGACCCGCCGGTGCCACTGGACCTGCTGGTGCCGACGGCGCGCTCGGTCCCCAGGGCCCGCAGGGCATCCCCGGCGCGACCGGCGCGACCGGTCCTCAGGGTCCCCAGGGCGACCCCGGCCCCACCGGCCCGACCGGTCCCCAAGGCCCCACCGGCGCCGGCACCGACCTCGCCTATCGCTTCTCGACCTCAACGACCCCGCCGCCGAGTACCTCACAGGTGCGTCTCGACCAGGCCTATCCCTGGACGACCGCCGCGCACCTCTACCTCTCGACCCAGACCACCGACAACCTCGATGTCTACTGGACTCTCATGCTCGCGCCCGTCGGCACGCGCCTGGTCCTGCAGAACACGACCGACCATACGCAGTACGGGGAGTTCCAGGCGACCGCCGCCCCCGTCGACGCCGGAGGCTATGTCGACATCGCGGTCTCGGTCCTCTCGACCGGCGGCAGCGCGCTCTCCAACAACGAGTCGATCCTGGTGCGCGTCGGCCAGCCGCTCGCCACCCTTCCGCCCTACCCAGAAGACGCGACCCAGTTCCTCAACGGGGCGGGCGCCTGGGACCCGAGTGTCGTCACGGCCCCGACCATCCCCGCGACCCAGATGCTCGCCGGCTGGCAGAACGCGCCCAACGGCCGCGTGCTCCAGGGCGTCGACCTCAGTGGCCCGGTCTTCACCGCCGGCAGCCGGCAGACCCAGATCGCCGGCACCGGCGTGGGCGCCGGCAGCTACGGCGACGCCACCCACATTCCGGTCGTCACGGTCGGAGCCGACGGGCGCCTCACCCAAGTCGGCACCATCGCCATCAGTCAGCTGGTCCCGACCTACCCGAACGACGCCACCAAGTTCCTCAACGGCCAGGGGGCGTTCACGGTGCCGCCCGACACCGGCATCACGCAGCTCACGGGAGACGGCACGGCTGGCCCAGGGAGCGGGTCCCAGGTGCTGACGCTCAGCGCCAACATCCCGCGCCTCAGCGCCGCGAACACTTTCACGCAGCCCCAGACCGTGCAGGGGACCGTGCAGGCGACCGGGCTCGGGACGACGCCGCTCAATGCCTCCCAACTCGCGAGTGGGACGGTGCCCGATGCGGTCCTGCTCACCACGGGAGTGACGGCGGCAGCCTATGGCGACAGTACGCATGTCGCGCGCGTCACGGTTGACGTGAAAGGGCGGCTGACGGCGGCGAGTGCGGTGGCGATTAGCGGGTTGGTGCCGACGCTGCCGAACAACGCCGCGCAGTTCCTGAACGGCTCTGGCGCCTTTGCCTATCCCGTGGACACGTATCTGACGAGCACACAGACTGGCGCCATCAATGATTGGGCTGTGGGCGTGGCGGGCCATACCTTCCTCATCTGGAGTGGCGCCTCGGATCTCACCCTGACGGGTATTGCCGGTGGTGTGGTTGGGTCGCATCTCACCATCCTGAATACCGGCAATGGTGGCAATGTCTACCTTGCGTACTCGAGTGCGTCCTCGTTGGCCGGGAATCGGTTTTACAACTATGTGACGAGTGGGCCGACGCCGGTAGGGGCTCATGGAACGGCGACATTTATCAACAACGGCAATTATTGGGTGTTGACCGCGCACGAACAGGGCGCGTGGATTACGCCCGCCTTCAGTGCGGCGAGTTACTCCGCCACCGGGAGCATGTCCTGGACCGTGGCGGCGGGGAATGTCTCCGTGGATAAGTACCGACTCGTTGGCCGCACGCTGCAGTTCGCGTGGAATTTGGGGACGACGACCATCGGCGGTACGGCCAGTACCCAGCTGCTGCGGACCTGTTACGGCTACACCCCCGTGGCGAGTGCCATTGGTGGGACCCTTGGCGGCGCCGTCGCGGGAGTGGCCGTGGCTCCCTTCGCGGGCGCCAGCGCCCCGAATATCAATGTGCTTCACGATGGTGCCGTGGGGAACTGGCCGCTCGGGTCGTTGAATCTCTTCGGGACCGGCACCCTGGAAGTGACCTAGAAGGAGCCCGCTATGTCCGTTGGTCTGGCTATCTCCAAATCTGAACTCGACAGTCGCGCGGGCGATATCTGCCGCGGCTTTCAACAGCAGTTCCGGGATGTCGGGACGCTCAAGGCGTTTCTCGACCAGACCGCCGACGCGGACCTCGTCGCGCTCGGCTACACACAGCAAGAAGTCACGACGCTCAAGAGTGCCTTTGCCGACCTCGCCACGCTCGCCGCCATCTGGACCGGCACACAGGCCCAGACCACTCCCTACGACTTCCGGACCTTTGTGCGCGACATCTGGGGCGTGGGCGCCTTCTAAGTCCATGGCCGCCGCGCTCAAAGCCATCGGCCGTGTCGTGGTGCCCGCCGCCGGGACTCCCGTCTTTCTCCCGGTGCCGCCCGACATCAACCCGCCTGCGGTCCACGCCATCCTCATCTCGGCGCTGCAGACCAACACCGGGAACGTCTACATCGGCCTGGCGAACATGAACAAGGACTCGTCAGTCCTCTACAACGTCCTCCAAGTGCTCCCCATCCCGACCTCGACCTCGATCCCGACCTTCTCGATCGCCGTCGTCCAGGGCGCGAACGCGATCCGCCTGACCGACTTCTGGTTCGATGCCGACGTCTCTGGCGACGGCGTCCTGGTGAGCGGCCTGGTGGCCTGAGGGAGGTCGCGTGATGAGTACACCCAAGAAGCGCGGCATCGTGCATAAGGTCGGGCATCGCGGCTTTTCTCATTCAACCGGCGACCTCCTCGTGTCGCCGACTGTGCCCGTCGATTCGCCAAAGGAGACTCCTCATGGCCGGTCAGATGTTCGCCCTCGGTCCCGTGAAGGTCGCGACGCCGGGAACACCCGTGCAGCTGCCGTCCCTTCCCCCGCCGCAGCCGTCAAGCGTCAACGCGCTCAGCCTCGTCGCGTTGCCGACCAACACGGGAAAGATCTACATCGGGGTGTCGGGGATGAACAAAGGCACGCTCGTCGGCGTCATTGACGTCCTGCCGCCCGCGAGCGCCAGCGCGATCCCGAGCTTCTCGCTCAGCGGCTCCGCGATGGCCGCCAACGGGGTGCTCATCACGCAGTTCTACATCGACGCGGACAACGCGACTGAGGGCGTCCTGGTCTCTGCCCTGGTGGCCTGAGATGGGCACCAATCCCGAGTGGTACGCCCAGCAGCGCGCCCGCGGCCTCTGCTGGATCTGTCGCCGCCCGATGCGCGACGACGACCCGCGCTACGCGCACGGCTCCTGCGCTCGCGAGCAGCACACCGGCCGTCGTGTCGCCGACATCCGCGCCCAGCAGCCGCTCCCGCTCGGTCCCCAGGAGGCTCGCAAGGAGGAAGAGAGGCAGCGATGGTGAAGAGTTCGCCGGAGAAACTCGCTCGCGAGCGGGCACGGTACCGTCGCCTGACTCCGGAGCAGAAGGCGGCCGTGATAGAGCGCGAGCGTATTCGCGCCGCGCATCTGCGAGCGTCCGACGAGAGCTACCTCACCAAAAAGCGGGAGTATACGCGTCAGCAGTACCACAAGCACCGGGCGACACGGATCGTAGCCATGCAGGATAAGCACTGGAAGACGCGACTCGCCTGCCTGTGTGCGTACTCGGCTGATCCGCCCTTCTGTGCTTGCTGCGGCGAGGACATCCTAGAGTTCCTGACGCTTGACCACCTCGTCGACAAGCGTAGCGATGGTGGTGTACGGGTTGGTGGCGACCGCGTCGGCCAGTCGCTCTACGCGTGGCTGATCCGGATGCAGTTTCCTGCAGGCTTTCGCGTGTTGTGCTTCAACTGTAACTGCGCCTTGGGGAACCGTGGGTACTGTCCGCACGAGATCCGCCTCGACGCCGCTATCCAGGAGATGACCCTGTGAGTTTGCATGACTTCTGGTGCCGCCGCTGCGGCCAGGTCCTGGTCGACGTCAACGTCCCGATCGAGGTCGGCGCGACCGCCGGGGCGCCCGAGCACTGTGGGCAGAAGACCGCCTGGATCCCCCAAGTCGGCCGCATGGACGCCTACGAGCCGTTTCAAGAATTCACCACCTTCGACGCCATGAACCGCCCGGTCCTGGTCGACTCGCTGAAAAAGCTCCGCGACATCGAGCGCGACTCCGAGCAGCGCTACAAGGACGGCGAGGGACAGCCGATGGTCTGGCGCCGCTACTCCCAGGACAGCAGCAACCGCGACGTCCACACCCTCGCCCCAGGCTGGCAGGGCGGCGAGGCGCCCGACCCAGCCTGGGTGCGGGCGAACGCCGACAAGATCGGCAAGGGTGACCACCTCGCCGACACCGACTACGGCCCCGGCGTCACCGACGACATCCCCTGCGCGCTCGACGCGCTGAAGAAGTAGGATGTCGCCCGAGGTGACACCGATGACGACGACGCCGATCGACCTGTCTCAGTCTCCGTTCGACCACAACGTCGAGTGCCGCTACTGCGACGAGCAGGCCGCGCACCGCGCCGACTGTCCGTGGCTCGTGGCGCTGGTGGAGGAGCACCGGGACTATCAGCGCAGCTTCGCGCTCTTCGAGAAAGCTGCGGCGACGCTGATGGTGGCCTACAAGCGCGCACACCCTGAGGTCACCGACGACATCTGGCCCGACATGACGACCGTCAACACGTGGGCGGCCGAACAACTGAAGCCGGTGACGCGGCACTATCGGTACATCGACCCGAAGACCGGTGAGGAGATCTTTCCTACTGATCGCAAGCCGCCGAAAGACAAATAACCATGGCTGACATGTCTCCCTCCGGTGTCCTCGACCTCCCGCGGCAATCCGCCGAGTCGCTCCAGCGCGGCGACCCGCGTGTCCTCGGGTGGCTGCGCGAGTGGATCCAGGAGGGCGACCTCATCAACCGCCAGGACCCCTCCTACGACATGATCTCCCGCAGCCAGGACTACATCACCGGGATGCAGCTCACCACCGCGCACCAGCGGTGCAAGTACCTCCCCCAGGTCGTCGTCAACGAGACCCGCAAGGCGATGCAGGCACACGTCAGTGCCATCACCGACCTCAAACCGGTCGCCGGCTGGAAGAGCAACCCCGAGTATCTCGTCCAGGCCGACCTCCTCAACAAGTATCTCCTCGCCGAGTGGGTCACCACGATGATGGACCTCGACCTGGGGGACTGCGTCAAGTACGCCCTGGCCGGCGGCACCGGTGACCTCGTGGTCGACTGGGATCCGCACGCCCCGCTCGGCGGCGCGCACCAGCTGACCGCACGCGACCCGCGCGACACCCTCCCGCTCCGCCCATCGTTCGGTCGGTCGAACCAGCTGTGGGAAGGCGTCTGCTTCCGCGAGGAGCACACGGTGAACGTGCTGCGCGGCATGTATCCGATGCAGGCTCATTTGTTCAAGGCGAGCAGCGACACCTTACTTACCCAGGTGATGGGCAGGTTCCGCACGGGACTTAGTCGACTTATCTCGCCAGCGGACCCGCTCGACTCGGTCGCCTGGCCCGGCACCGCGGCCACCACCCGCCGTGCGCGTTCGGGCGCCCTGGTCCTCTACCGCGCCTACTTCCGCGACCGCACGCGGAACCTCACCCCGAACAAGATCACCATGGGGATGCCCGGCAGCAACTGGGCCTATGTGGTCGAGCCCAAGCAGCCACTCTATCCCCGCGGCCGGCTCATCGTCGCGACCGAGGACGCCGTTGTGTACGACGGGCCCAACACGTACTGGCACGGCATGTTCCCCTTCTGCCGGATGAAGCTCTGGTCGGTGCCGTGGCAGTTTCTGGGTATCCCGCTCTTCAACGACCTCCTGCCCATCCAGGACGCCATCAACGACACCGTCAACGACGTGCGTCTCTCGATTCAGCAGTGGACGAATCCCGACATCACCTACAACCGCACGGCGGTCTCTGAGTCCACGATGAAGCTGATGGACCCGCGCCGCCCTGGCAAGCGGGTCAAGACCATGCCCGGCTTCGGCGAGCCGTGGAAGAAAGAGGAAGGCCCCGCGCCGGCCGTCATTCAACTCGGCCTGGAGATGTGGGACAAGCTGACCCAGAAGTTTGCCGACCTCTCGGGCACTGCGAACCTCTCCGCCCTGCTCCAACTTCGCCAGATGCCGTCAGCTGACACGATCCAGAAATACTACGAGGCCCTGACCCCCGAGATCCGGAACGAGGCGCGCCAGGTCGAACTCTTCCTGCGCGACTTCTCCGAGATGATCAAGTGCAACTACTTCCAGTTCCTGTCCGAAGCCAAGCGCGTGCAGATCCTCGGGCAGGGCGGGCAGATGCTCAACGAATTCGACTTCGACCCGAACCAGTTCGTGCCCGCTCTCCAACCCGGTCAGCCGGGCTACACCCAGGAGCTGGACGCGCGGCTCACCACCCGTGACCAGCGGGCGCAGTGGTTCCACAAGCAGTTCATCTTCGTCGTCGCCCCGAACTCGCTCCT